GCCCAATAAAAAGCCCGACCGAAGTCAGGCTTTACCTTCCCTACGTCACGACCGGGCGCATGAGGCGTCGGATCGTTGTTGTCTATTATATGGCTGCAAATCCTCCGCGTTGAGTTGAACTACCGAGCATTCCTCGGTAGTTGGAATCTGTACCTGCATGAGAATGACCACTGAAGCAAACCGCTTTGCAATCACGGCGCTGGCATTGTCACAGTGGCCATTCCGATACAGCCTCTCCATCACCATGGAGATATCGGGCCATTTGCGTCTGGCAAGACGTGCACGGAGAGGGGTAGTTACTTGTGATCCGAATAGCTCGGCTCAGTAGCTTGCGATTTGCTTGATTCGTTCATTCGGTCTTGCTCCATTCGTGGCTTTCGAATGCCTCCCGGGGTGTGAGAGGCATTTGTAAAGCCAGATGGACAGCCTGAAACAGCAGGAAGCCATCTGATATCCGGTCGCTCTCTACTGGAGGCAGCGACCGGTTGAAGCATCAAGTTTGTATCCTAGGTATCGCTCAGTATGGTTGTGGTTTTTTGGCAGGGAAGTCAGCGCCAGAACGCTTTCGACCCCGTCATTACAATCGCGGCTTTTCCCGGATATACCCGGGTGGATCGGTTGGCAGTTGAACTGCGTCAGGCGGTTCTGGCCGCACATGACTCAGCGCTGCGCCGATTAGGATGATCTGGAGCATGGTGTTCTCCGTTGGTACTTATGCGTAGATGCCGCCGAAAACGTGAATCACGATATCGCCAGCATCCATCTGAAAGGTTCCCAAGAATGGAGCCGAGGCAACCTGCGGTGGAATCTCTTGGCCTGTGCCGCAGATCCCGAAAACTTGAGGACGAACTGGCCTGCTGTCGTCAACTCGAAACCACATCTGCGGCTTTCCATGTTGCATCTGAAGCGATAGGAAGGTGGCGCCCTCTGGCAGGCCAATGGTGAATGTGTCGCCGAGAAACACAGCGTGCTTATGGATGGTGATCATCGTCTTGCCCCCGGTTTAATTTCCAATGCCGCCTCATCGAAGCGGCATCAGTAAATATTTGGGTATCTCATCTCTCAGGACCGGCTCGCTCACACCGGATCACGCTTCCCACATCGCTCGGGGCCTGCGTGCCACTTGGATGACAGCTTCAGGGCTGTCACACCTGATCGCAGCCATCTCACTTGGGTGGTGGCTGGCCTGCTATGCCTGCAGGCTCGGCGGTCTATCAATGTTAAAGAGCTCGAACCTTTTCAGGCCCTGGCGCCTCGTTGTTCTGTGGCGTTGAGATAAAATTACCACTGGCATTATTAGTCGTCAATACCAATGGCAATATTATTTTCGATAGACGATGAAATAATTTTCGGAGCTGGGGAGAAAGGAGGGGAATTCAGCGAGAAGGGTGCATCGGAAGCCCGGGGCAAACCGGGCTTGAAGGGGCTACCAGAGAACGGACGACCAGAAGACCCGGCCTAGAACCAGGATGTTCTGTTCCAGCATTTCTTGTGCGGTGTATTCCTCATCAGGGTGCTCGTCACGATTGAAGCTGCGCATCCTGATGCCGCCGCCAGGGAGACGGTAAAGCGTTTTAACGCGGAGTTGGCCGCCATGATCGACGGCGTACATCTTTCCATCAGTTACCGATGTGGTTCCTTGGTCCACACCTACTGTGCAGCCGTTCGGAAGGACCGGCTCCATGCTATTACCGCTAACGGTGACACATACGGCGTCTGAGGGCTGGACGCCTTGTTTGCGCATTGTGATCTTGCCCATACGCAGTTTTTGTTTGTGGGACTGCTGTACAGCGGTGCGGCCTTGTCCTGCAGACAACTCTACTTCCTTGAGGAACGGCACGTAGACCTCGTCATCATCGAGCGGAGTGTCATCGTCCCACACCTCTATGGGTCCGAGGAACTCTGCGTTTGACAGTTCTCGACGAACTGCTGGGGCGCCCGTCGTCATCCTCGAAATCTCATCGGCCAGGCGCTCACTGAACTCTGAAACCTCAACGCCCAGTATCCGTGCAAAAGCAGCAGCCACGGGGGCATTCAGCGGATTAACTCCGTTCATATAGTGGCTGACAGAGCTCTGGTTCATTTCCAGTGCGTGGGCCAGCTTCTCTTGGGTCAAGCCCAAGGCCGACTTGCGTGAATTGAAGATTGCCTTCAGTCGAAGACACTCCTCTCTTTTATCGGCAGGTAAAGGTTTTTTGCTCATCCCTAAATATTATTCCTTCGAGTAATAATACGACAAATGCCATAGGTATTGCCTTTCTTAAATGCCATAGGTAATATCCGAGTCATGACCCATCGTGGAGGCAACCCATGACTCGCAAGCACATCACGCAGTTCGCACAAGAGAAGGGGCAGGCCGAAGCCGCTCGCCTCCTCGACATGACCCAGGGCGGCCTCAGCAAAGCCATTCGCGTCGGCCGTGACATCTACGTCACCGAACACCCTGACGGCAGTTTTACTGCCGAAGAAGTGCGGCCCTTTCCCTCGCAAGCGCCTGCCAAAAAATCCGCCGCATAAATAACTTTTAAACCACGCAAGGAATCGACCTATGTACACAGACCCGACCCACCTACACGACAAACCCACCAAGGTTCGCCTGGATGACGCCGCCGACGATTTGCTGACCGCCATGGCCAGGTATCAGCGCACCCAGAAAGCCGTACTAGCGCGCGAGATTCTTGAGCGCGGACTGACCCAGATGATGGAAGAGCTTACCGCGAAGACTGATGTGGCCTGAAGTGCCCAAGGAGGACCTGTGCCTGAAACAAAAGAGCTGGAAGTCCAGCTCGACGGGAGAGGGATTGCCGAGCTCGAGCTGTTAGCGCAGTTGGCCGGAATCACTCCCGAAGAGCTTGCGGCAAGGATTCTAAAAAAAGCCATGGACAGGATGACAAGGGTTGAACCGTCAAGAAGCAACGTTCGCCCATTCCGTAAGGGCTGATAAGTCCCCGAGGGACTATTGAGGATCTGATGACACCAACCACCAAATCGCAGACGAAAAAAAACCGGGGCGCAATCCCGGTTTCTTTCGTTACATCTGGAGAAAACACAAATGTCTTTTGACCGGGAAAAGCATAACACCATTGTTTCTCTTTTCAAACAGGGGCGACGTCTTTCTGAGATCGCTAAGGAGTATTCGATATCCAAGCAGCGCATAGGCCAAATTCTCGCCGCTCGTGGCGTTAAGGCATGCGAAGGCGGCCGGGCGCTGACAACCTCGATTCGGCGCGCGACGGAAAAGGCAAATAAGGAGCGCGCCCACTTTGAAAAATATGGGTGTTCGATTGCTCAGCTGAAGGCTGTTCGCGGTGAGCGCAGGGACGGCGCGAAGGCTCCCTTCTATGCGTTTGATCATCAGTTAAAGCACGCCAAATCCCGAGGCATCAAATGGGAATTGAAGTTCTGGGACTGGTGGACAGTCTGGGAGAACTCCGGGAAATGGGCTGAGCGTGGGCGCGGCAAGACCGGCTATTGCATGTGCAGGGTTGGCGATGAAGGCGCTTATGCAATCGGGAATATCTACATCGCCACCGTATGCCACAACTCGACTATGGGCCGCACGCTTGCCCATGAGCGCGCAGTACCAGCTACCGGGTTCAGAGCTCTGATGATTGCTGCCGGCGGACGCATGGCCGTATCGGAGCGTCTTGGCCTGCCAAGAACTTACCTATCTCAGTTAGGCAACGACGGACATATGCCCCGCTCCTGGCTGAGCAACGGCCGCGCTCAGCTTTTGGTCGAGATGACTTGCGGAGCGTACTCGCTTGCCGACGTTGAAGCACTGATTGACACATCAGGTAGTCAGCAACTTCAAGTTTTGAAGGAGGCCGCGTAATGGCCGGGGACTGGATCAAAATGAGAATTGAACTGCAAACCCATCCGAAAGTTTTCCGCATGGTGTCCGCATTGAAAGCGGACAGATTGCGGGTAATCGGCGGACTGCATGTCGCGTGGAGCATCTTTGACACCCATTCAGACGATGGCGTGCTGCATGGCTACACCCTTGATGCAATGGATGCCGTTATTGGCTGGCAGGGCTTCACCCAGGCCATGGTTGACGTCGAGTGGGCCTGCATCACCGATGACCACTGTTTGATCATGCCTCGCTTCGATGAGCACAACGGAAAGAGCGCAAAACGTCGCGCAAATGACTCGGAAAGGAAGCGCAACTCCCGTGAATCTGTGGGTGTCCGCAATGTGTCCGCTAGTGATTCGGACAAAAGCGTGACCAGAGAAGAGAAGAGAAGAGAAGAACAAGATCAAAAGCCTGTCGCTCGCGCTCCGGTGAAGGCGGGAAAGTTCGACCCTTTGACGGCCAAGCCTGACAACGTGTCCGACAAGGCATGGGCAGACTGGTGCCAGCACCGCAAGGAGATCCGCAAACCGCTGACCGCCAAGAGCTGCGAGCAACAGGCCAAGGCCCTCATTGGTCACAGCTGCCCAGACCAAGTCCTGTCAACTTCGATCTCCAACGGCTGGACCGGGATCTTCCCGGACAAGGTCACAAGCAACGTCCATCCATTCCCTGTTCGCCGCCAAACCTCGGAGCCTGATTTCGACAGCGTTGCATGGGCTGAAAACCTCGTGGTGAGCCCATGAAGACTGTTCAGCAACTCATGGCCACCGTTGGCAACCTTCCGGTCGTAGAACGTCCTGAGCCGCTTCCTGTGACGCCACAGACGGCAGAAGTGGTGAACGAACTGTTCCGCCGACTGCGTGGGATATTTCCAGCGTGGCGCCAGGCATGGCCGTCGACCGAAGCACTGGACGCTGCTAAGGCCGAATGGATCAAGGAGTTCGCCGCCGTCGGCATTCGCACCCTGGAGCAGATCGAGTTCGGTGTGCAGAAGTGCAGGAAGCTGAGCCGACCATTCGCGCCGAGCGTTGGTGAGTTCATCGCCATGTGCACACCAAGCGCTGAGGACTTTGGCCTACCGACTGCCGCTGATGCGTGGATGGAAGCCTTGATCGGCACCTACAGCCACGACGGTGTCCGCATCGCTGCCAACGAGACGGGGATCTTCGACCTCAGATCGGCCAAGCAGGATGACAAGTCGATGCGCGCACGCTTCGACCGGGCCTACGCGATCGTCATCCGCCGCGCTCAGGAAGGCCAGCCACTCGACGGCAAGATCCTGGCCGGTATCGGCCACGACAGCCAGAAGACCGCCTTCGAATTGGCCAACGAACTGGCCGACCAACAAACCCAAGCGCGAATCCTCCAGCAAGGCATCCCGGCCGACGGCAAGTCAGCCCGCGCACTGCTGCTCGCGAAATTCGGCAAGAACAAGAATCAGGAGCTTTCCCAATGACCGACCACAGTGAATTGAAGAATTTGGCCGAAGGCATGGCTGGTTGGGACAACCTCACCAAGTGCTGGCCCTGCGACGAGAATGGTCCTGACTGGCAGGTCGGCCAGGTGGACGAGGAGGGCAATCGCTACCCCGTCATGACAATCGACACCGAGCAATACGACGCCGAGTCGCACGCTTCGACACTTGCCCAGTATTACGCGGCCGCCAACCCAGTCGCCGTGCTGGCCCTGATCGGTGAACGCGACAAGCTGAAGGACGAGAACGAAGTCGCCCGCATGCGGATCAAGGAGCTGGATCTGCTGTTCGGCCGCTACATCATTGCCATGCGCACGGCGGTCATCGAGGAAGAGCATGGACTTGGCGCAGAGGGCGCCATGATGTGGATTTACAACTCGCTGGTTGGCCCTGGAGAGCTGCCACCTGAAAACGAAACGCTCGCTCAGGCCTACTTCGACCGGGAAATCGTCGCGGTCGACAACGGCATGCAAGAGGTTCTGGCCTTTCACGATGCGCGCCGCGCTGCCAAGGAGCCTTCCAATGGTTGATATCGCCGATCTCGCCGATGAGGCAATCGAAGAGTCCCTCAATCGGTCCATCGCCCAGATCCCCCGTTACACCGGCATCAGCGCCTTTGAGTGCGAAGAGTGCTCAGAAGAGATCCCGGAAGGCCGCCGTCAGGCTATTCCGGGGGTGCAGCTGTGCGTGGGTTGTGCTGAGCGGGTGGCGCTGGTGAAGCAGGGAGTGCGGCGGCTATGACTATTGATTCAATCGCCTTGTGGCTGGGCTACGGCGTGATGCTGATAGGTGGCGCCACTCTTGTGTTCGGGATGCTTGTTGTGGCTGGCCTGACAATCAACGCCAAGATCGGACTAATCGGAAAGTACCTCAAGTTTCACTATGACCTAAAAACGCTGCGCGCAACTATGCGTCAGCTTGAGGCGGAAGGGAAGGTGAGAAAGAAGACTGGAGTCCAGCCATGACTGACAAAATCAGCGTGAACAGCTCCAGCAAACTCACCGAAGCCATCGGCATGCTCACCGCCATGTTCCGCGAGAAGAAGTTCGTGGTGGTGTCGCTGCGCCCGGGAAAGGACCGCACCCTTGACCAGAACGCGCTGTGGTTCGCGTTCTACAAGCGCATTGCCGAGATGACGCAGATCGGCGATGCGACGGATGCACGAAAGCACTGCAAGCTCCACTTTGGTGTGCAGATCCTGCTGAACGATGACCCCGAGTTCCAAGAGGCTTGGTATCGGGTGATGCGCCATCTGCCCTACGAAGAGAAGCTGGCCATGATGGGCGACTGCAAGCTGTTCGGCCCGGACGGTTTCCCGGTAACCAGCCTGTTCAATCGCGCCCAGGGCATCGCCTACACCGATCGCATCGTTGATGACTTCACGGCCAAGGGCGTGTTCTTCGGCGACCTGCTCAGCAAGGAGGCCGCATGAAGCGCACCCCACTGCAACGCAAAACCCCGATCACATCCGCGCCGCGCCGAAAGCGTTGCCCGGAGTGCCGAGTGATGTTCGCGCCCTCCAGAAGCTCGCAGGCGGTGTGCGGAGAAGTCGAGTGCGCCATCGCTCACGGAAAGTCGGAGAAAGGCCAGGAAGCCACTCGCAAGGCCTTGGCTGATATCGATCGCCGCGACATCAAGGTGAGAAAAGAGGCCCTTAAAAGTCGCGGCGACTACATGCGGGACGCGCAAAAGGCTTTCAACGAGTTCATCCGGGTTCGTGATCAGCTCGCCGGGCATGCCTGCATCTCCAGCGGGCGTCCATTGGACTGGGCTGGAAACGCCGTCGATGCAGGGCATTACAGGTCGGTCGGTGCCGCTCCGCACCTCCGCTTCGACGAGCGCAACTGCCATGCCCAAAGCAAGCAGGACAACCGCTACCTGTCTGGCAACGCCATTGACTATCGAATCGGCCTGATCAAGCGCATCGGTTTGCTCGAGGTTGAATCGCTGGAAGCCGACCAGTCGGTGCGCAAGTACACCATCGAAGACCTGAAAGCCATTACCGCCGAATACCGCGCCAAGACCCGTGAACTCAGGAGAGCAGCATGAATATCATCAAGGTTTGCGTAGTGCTGCTCGGGGCATGTTTTTTATGCGGCCCATGCCTTCCGGGAACTTGGTTCGGCCGTCCAGCCTATTACCGCGTAGCCAGCACGTTTGCGGGGTGGGGATCATGATCATTCAAATCAATACCCCTCTGCTCTTGTGGTTGGTTTTCCTCGTACTTGGATACGCAGCCTGCGGCACAGGGATCTACAAGCTGCTTCGCCGGGATCGGATTGCGCGGGGTGTGAAATGAATTACGAAGACATGCAGCAAAAATTCAGAGGCCATATCCAGTCACCTACAGAGCATGAGCTTTGGAATTTGTGGGTAGCGAAGGACGAGGACTACAGGCTGGCCAGATGTTTGGCGTTGCTTGGCTGGGCGCTCGCCATTACCGGTCCTCTCGCACTGATTTTCGGGTGAAGCCATGAAGTGGAAAAAAGACACCGAGTGGCGGCTCATCTCCGACAGCGGCTACATGATCTGCAAATACGTGATGAACGCCAAAAAGGAATGGGCCTACGTCGCGCGCCTGCCGTCAGGAAACATTCTGCATTCGGGCATGGACTACGAAAAAGCCAAGGCGGCATGCAACGAACACTTTGAATCGACACAGGGGAAGGCGGCATGAGTGAAGTCAAATCAGGCGTTACCTTGCGCAGCGAACGCGCCAACCGCATCTACGTTGCCGGCCCTATGACTGGGATCGAAGACTTCAACTTCCCGGCGTTCAATGCGGCGGCCGGCATCCTACGCACGCACGGGTACATCGTTGAGAACCCGGCTGATCACGGGCTAGTCGATGGTGCTGACTGGGCGGATTACTTGGCCTACGACCTGACTCGGCTTGGTCTGTGCGATTCCATTTACCTACTCCCGGGCTGGGAGAATTCGAAGGGGGCTCAGCTTGAAGTGATGATCGCAGAGCGCCTCGGCATGAAGATCATCCATGCATCGAAGGTGGCGGCATGAGCCGTCTTATCGGTATCGCCGGCAAGGCCGGCAGTGGCAAGGATACGGCCGGCGCGCACCTGGTGGAGAATTACGGTTTCGAGCAGTACGCATTCGCAAACCCCATCCGCGCCATGCTCGGCGCGCTCGGGGCTTTCCCTGCGTCAGACCTGATCGACCGCGACACCAAGGAAGTGGTCATCGGCTGGCTTGGCAAAAGCCCGCGGCAGATGGCCCAGACATTGGGGACTGAATGGGGCCGCGAACTGGTTCACCCGCAGCTCTGGGTGCTGATGGCGCAGCGCCGGTGGGAGGCCGCGCAGGCCGCCGGCGAGGATCTGGTCATCACCGACGTTCGCTTTGAGAACGAAGTGCTCTGGGTGAAAGCGCAGGGCGGCCAAGTGATCGCCCTGGAGCGTTCCGGAGCCGCCGCGGTAAGTGCCCACGCAAGTGAGCAGTTCGATATCTCGGCCGTGGCCGACGTCGTCATCAGCAACAACGGAACAATCGATGAGCTGAAATCCGGCGTCGATAATGCCCTCGCAGGAGCTCAGTAATGGCCGAACGCAAAGTCACGGACGAGCAGCTCATCGAAGCCTTCAAGACGATGAGCATCTCCCAGGCATCAAAGCACTTCGAGATGAATCCGCGGAGCATCGAGAAGCGCAAGGCCAAGCTCGCACTTCGCGGACACATCCCGGAAATGCACATCGAGACGAAGCTGCCGTCGTTCTTGAAGATCAAAGGGACTTCCCAGCTCATGCGCCGCGGTGAAACTGAGCCGTTGTTGTCTTGGATTAAAACTAACACTGACGGTGAAGCGTTACAGGCCCTCATTGAGGCCTCATGCGAGGCGGCGGTGAAGGACCTTCCGCACGTGCCTGCGCGCCCTTTCGCTGGCAACTACCTTCCTGACCTGATGACGGCCTACCCAATTGGCGATCCACACTTCGGTGAGTACATATGGGCGGCTGAGTGCGGCGAAGATTGGGACCTGAGCATTGCCGAGCGCGTGCACTGCGCAGCCATGGCATCGCTGGTCGAGTCAGCGCCGCCAACCGAGACGGCGATCATCGTCAACCTCGGGGACGCCGCTCACTACGACTCCATGGCTGCCATCACCCCGCGCAGTGGGCACCACCTCGACGCAGACAGCCGCTACGCCAAGATGGTCGACATCCTGATCCTCGCCATGCGCCAGTGCGTCGAGTCGGCTCTGGCCAAGCACAAGTTCGTGCATGTAGTCCACGTCATCGGTAACCACGACGAGACTGGTGCCGTCTGGTTGAGCCGTCTGTTCTCCCACCTGTACGCCAATGAGCCGCGCGTCACCGTCGAAACCTCGCCGAGCGTCTTCAGCTACTACCGCTGGGGCAAGAACCTAATCGGCATGCACCACGGGCACACCAGCAAGGCCGACAAGCTGCCGGGCGTCATGGCGACCGACCGCGCCAAGGACTGGGGCGAAACCCTGCACCGCTACTGGTGGACCGGGCACATCCACCACGAAAGCAAGAAGGAATACCCAGGCTGCACCGTGGAGTCGTTCAACACCCTGGCCCCGGGTGACAGCTACGCCCACGCCGGCGGCTGGAGATCGCGCCAGAACATGAAGGCCATCGTCCTGCACCGTGAGCACGGCGAAGTGGCCCGTCACACCGTACATCCGTCGATGCTCAAGGAGGTGGCAGCATGACCTATCGCAACGTGGTATCCGCAGTGGTCCGCGCTCTGGCCACCGAAACCATCAACTCGGCCGGTGGCAATGACTTCGAGCCGAAGGTCCAGTGCGCCAAGCAGAAGGGGGAGATCGTTGGGAAGGAGGCGGCGTTTCTCGTCGACTGCATGGTCTTCAGCCGGCTGCGTAAAGGCCTTGCCCCGGCGCACTGGCTGGCTCTGCTGGCCCAGTACTCCACGCACACCCAGCGCAAGCATGACGCGATCGTGACCATCGCCAAGGCTATGAAGTCGCCAGCCCCCGAGCGGTTCCGTCATGCTGCTGTCGTCACTTGGGCAATGCCGAAGCTGCCAGGGCAAGAAGGGAAGCGCTCGACCAATGTCCTGCCGTCCGGGTGGTACTGCATGGACAACTGGCTCGATGAGCCTACCGCTGAGCGCACCCAATACCGCTGGAAGTCAGCCATCTGCAAGGAGCTGAAGAGCATGGTTGACGCTGCTTTGGCAGAGGCTCAGGGGATTTTGGATGCAGAGGGCCTGATTGGTGATATTGCCGCTTGACGAAAGTGGCAGACTGGCATAGATTAATCACTATCTTGTCCTTCTTGCGTGTTAAAGAATGACAGTACAAAACCCGGCCACCGTGTCGGGTTTTTTATTGCCCGAAGAAAACCAAAATCAACGAGGAATGCCGTATGCGACGTTTCGCCACGTATCTGGGGTTTGCGTTCGCCGCATGCCTCGCCTGCTTCTCGATGGGTGCAATGGCCGAGCCTCTGCGAGCCGTCAGCTATCACCTGACCGCTCTGGCCGAGCCGCAAGGTGTAGCCATGCAGCGACTGGAGCTCACCCTCGCCATGTGGCGAACGGGTAGCCAGTCCGATGGCCAAGATCTGAAAAGTAACCTGCGCGCATCCAGCAATCACTTCGTGATGACATCGATCAAGGCTGACCCGGAAGGTGTCGGCTTCGGTGAAAGCCTGATGCGCTGCTGAATACGCTTGGTAGCAAAAGAAAAGCCCGGACAAAGTCCGGGCTTTTTTGTACCTCCGAGGAAAGCCGCTACCTAAGTGGATGCTTTCCCGGGCGTATCAAGCCCAGTAATTTCAGCCCGGCCACACCCGTCGCTCTAAGCCGGGAGTGCTGCTGTGGCTGACTTATTCCGCAGGCGCAAGACTGATAGACAAACCTGCCTCCATAACTGCAGAGGCAACCCATGACCACACGCATTCGCTGCAAACTGATCTGTCACGGCATCTGGCCCCACGAGTACACCAACGAGAGCAATCCTCTCTCCAAGGTTCGCTTTGGCGCCGTGTACTCGCCCGACACCGGAAACCCGGCCGACGAGAACGCCGTGTTCGGCAAGGCTACACCATTCGGCGAGTTCAACCTGACGATGGCCACCCATGTTGCTGAAAAGCTGGAACAGGGGAAGGCCTACTACGTGGACATCACCCCGGCAGATTAACTAATTCACCGCGCTCCCCAGCGTTTTGGCGCCTCACACTGGCGCCTTTTTTATTCCTTGGAGTCACGCCATGGCCGAACCCGCGAGCACCACTGCCGCCGGCGTCTTGCTCGCGAAGTACGGCATTATCATTGCTGGCTTCGCGGGAGCAATCCTCTCGCTGACGTTTCTACAGGGCCTGACCCGCAAGCAAGCCTTCTGGGCATTCTTCACCGGGTTCTGCTCTGCAATCTTCTGCACGCCTCTGGCAATCGGCTTTTTCAAGCTTGAACCGGGCGGTGAAACTCAATACGGCGTCGCGTTCCTGATTGGCCTGCTGGCCATGAACATCATTCCCCTGTTGAAGAAAGCACTGCCGGGAATGTTTGGCGTCTCGGGAGGTGCGTAATGCATACCATCCTGCAAGTCGTCGATGCATTCCTGTGTGTGCTGGTGGTGATCGCTGCCGCTGAGTACCTGCGCCGTGTGCGCCCTATGGACGAGCCTCTGCTGAGTATCTCGTTCTACCTGGTGGCCATCGCCGCGTTCGGCAGCTTCATCCTCAACATCAAGGGTCACCCGATCAGCCCGTTCGCGATGACGCTGCATGCCGCGGTGATCCTCTACGCGATCGCCCGGCGCGGCCACATCTGCAAGATCCCCGATTAAACCAAAGGGTGCCTGGCTTCGTGCGGGCGCCACTCTCTACACGCAATAGACTGCGCATATCCGGCTGAAACGGCTGGAATACTGGTAGTAGATTGCAGATCCGCGTGGTGACGCCATGGCAACGCTCACATTGAAGGCCTACTACCCATGGTGGTTCAGGTTCTACGTCGTGGCAGTGCACACCTTTGCCTATCTCGCCGGCCTTGAGGCCGATGAAGAGAAGCTGCAGGCCCAGGCGCGTATCGCCAAGCGATACCGTGAAGTGATCCCTACTGATGAGGCGACCAAATGACTACGATCGCCTACAAGGACGGCATCATCGCCTATGACGGTCGAGCAACAACTGGGTCAGGGACAATCGTCTATGACGACTTTGACAAATGCGTTGAGCGGGATGGTGTCAGGTTTGTGTTCTGCGGGAATACCTCAGGCATCAACAAGCTGGTCGATGCTTATTTCGGCGACCCTCAAACCTCAGTAGGTGCGTACGCCCTGGTAGTGCTTGGTGGTGAGGTCTGGTACGTAAGCCATGACGACGAGGAAGGCATCGAGAAGAGCCAGGTGCTGACTGATCGCCCCTATGCGATCGGCAGCGGCTCAGACCATGCCTACACCGCAATGGACATGGGCGCATCTGCCTACCAAGCCGTCGAGATGGCCATGAAGCGAGATAGCTGCACTGGCGGCAAGATCAGAACGCTGACCATCAAGGCGGAGTAGGCGCGAACACCTATGGGTTGGAGTGATTCAGCTCAGCAGCACGAGCGATGGCATCAGCCTCATGCTCGAAATCACCTGCGTGCTGCCCGGTAACCGTATCGACGATATGGAAGTGAATGGCTTCATAGTGGGGGCGGAAGTCTTCGTCTCTGACTTCAAAGCCCTTTACAGACTCTTTCGGTTGCGGTGGTTTGACGATGTAGCGAGCCATGGTGCTCTCCTTGCGTTGAGTTGATCCTCATCAATACCGGCAACCAGCCTCTATTTCAAGACCTGCCCCAGCGAGGCACCAAAGTCTCAAGGAATCCCTATGGCGCTGACAGCGAAACAGCAGCGCTTCGTCGACGAGTACCTGAAAGACCTGAATGCCACGCAAGCGGCTATCCGTGCAGGTTACAGCAAGAAGACGGCTGCATCGATTGGGCAAGAGAACCTGACAAAACCTGAGATTGCGAAAGCACTCAAGAATGCGATGCAGGGGAGGTCGGAAAGGACCGGCATTACGCAGGACTATGTGCTCGCCGGGATAGTTGAGGTCATCGAGCGTTGCCGCCAGGTTGCCCCCGTGCTGGACCGGTCGGGCGCTCCGGTGTTCGTTGATACACCTGACGGAGATCTGGCCCCAGCCTTTGGGTTTGACGCAAAGAACGTCCTCAAGGGATTCGAGCTGCTTGGTAAGCACCTCAAACTGTTCAGCGACAAAGAACATGTTGACCTTGATGGCGAGCTGAAGCGCATCGAGATCGAGAACAAGCGGCTCACCAACGAGAAGCTCCGCCGCGAACTGGAAGACCCGAACAAGGGCCTGCCCGAGCCCAAGAAAGTAATCATCGGGGTGGAAGATGCAAGCGACCCTGAAGCTGAATAGGCCGCAGTTCGAGTTCATCAGCCACCCTAAAAAGTTCTCAGCGTTCGTCGGCGGCTACCGTAGCGGCAAGACGTTCGTTGGCTGCGTGCGCATGTGCATCAACGCGCTGGAGAATCCTGGCATTCCACAGGGCTACTTCGCCCCGACCTATCCGCAGATCGCCGACATCTTCTACGAGACGATGCCAGAGGTCGCACAGGCGTTCGGATTGTTCGCCGATATCGTGGCCAGCAAGAAGCGCGTTTACCTGCGTGACAACCTTGGGCGCTGCCTGAGCACCATCGTGTGCAAGAGCATGGAGCACCCGCACCGCATCGTCGGCTTCAACATTGCGCACGCATTGGTCGATGAGATCGACTGCATGCCGATCAAGAAGGCTGACAGCGCGTGGAAAAAGATCATTGCGCGGATGTCGACCGTTTGGCCTGGCCGTGACCAGAACACGATTGACGTCACGACGACACCTGAAGGCTTCAACTGGGTCTATCGCAAGTTCGTGCGCGAGTTGGCCGCTAACCCGAGCCAGCGCCCGCTATACGGCATCGTGCATGCCAGTACGCGGGATAACGCGAAGAACCTGCCGAAGGACTACATCGGGTCGCTCAAAGAGTCGTACCCGGCGAATCTGGTGGATGCCTACATCGACGGGAAGTTCGTCAATCTGGTGTCTGGCAGCGTGTACCCGAGCTTCTGTCGGGTGCTCAACCACACCAGCGAGACGATCAAGCCCGGTGAGGCGCTGCATATAGGCCTCGACTTCAACATCAGTCGAATGGCTGCAATGGTCCACGTCATCCGCGACGGCAAGCCGATGCTGCTGGGCGAGATCACCCATGTGTTCGACACGCCAGCGATGATCGATGCGTTGAAGGCTAAGTACCCAGGCCATCACATCTCAATCTACCCGGATGCCAGCGGCAACAACCGCAAGAGCGTCAACGGTAGCGAGACCGATCACAGTCTGCTTCGAACCGCTGGCTTCACCCTTGTCGTCAACCCGGCGAACCCTGCCGTGCGTGACCGAGTGCTGTCCGTCAACGCCATGTTCCTCAATGGCGACGGTGAGCGCCGCTACAAGGTCAACACCGAACTCTGCCCGGTCGCAACAGGCGTACTTGAACAGCAGACCTACAACGACCAGGGCGAACCGAACAAAGACGGCACGGAAGACCCGAACGACGCCCTTGGCTACTTCATCATGAAGCGCTTCCCGATCGTCAAGCGCACCGCCTCTACCGCACCTCTGAGAATCTAGATATGTCTGATGACCCGAGCAAAACGCTACCGGCAGTAGGCGCCATGCGCGAAGACTGGGCCATCGTCGATCCTTTGATGGGCGGCACCCGGGCGATGCGCGAGGCAGGCGAGCAGCTGCTGCCGAAGTGGCCGAAGGAGGAAGACTGCGACTATCAGAAGCGTCTGAGCCTTTCGACCCTGATCCCTGCCTACAGCGAGACGATCAAGAACAACGCAGGCCGGGTGTTCGCCGAACCTATTACGATAGGCGAGGATGTCCCGCCGAAGATTAAGGTCTTCATCGAAGACATCGACCGCCAAGGCAACAACCTGCAGGTATGGTCAGATACATTCTTCACCCAGGCGCTGTCGCATGGGTTGTGCCATGCCTTGGCTGAGTACCCGAACATCCAACCGCAGGGCGAGGGTGAGCTGGTTACGCTGGCCGATGCTCAGGCTGTCAAAGCGCGCCCCTACGTGATCATGATTCGCCCTCAGCAGGTCATTGGCTGGCGATCCAGCAATGATGGTGGTGAGCACGTCCTGACCCAGTTCCGCTACATGGAGTCGGTTGAGGAGGAGGATGGTGAGTTCGGCGTCAAAGAGATCAAGCAGATTCGTGTCTTGCTCCCTGGTGCATGGAAGACCTACCGCGAGAAGGAAGACGATAAAGGCAAAAAGTCGTGGATGCTGCACAAAGAAGGCCGTACATCGCTGAGCCATATCCCGCTGACCACCTACTACACCAAGCGCAAAGGCTTCATGACGGCCGAGCCGCCACTACTTGAGCTCGCACACCTCAACGTCAAGCATTGGCGCTCACAGAGCGATCAGGACAACATCCTGCACGTCGCCCGGGTGCCGATGCTGGCTATCTCGGGCATCGATGATGATACGTGGGAGCTGAAGGTCGGCACCGCATCCGCTACCAAGCTGCCAACCAATGGCAAAATGGAGTGGGTCGAGCACACCGGTAAGTCCATCGAAGCAGGCCAGGGTTCGCTTGATAGCCTCGAAGACCAGATGCGCATCGCAGGCGCGAAGCTCGTCGAGAAGGAAAAGTCGGCCACGAAGACCGTGTTCCAGGCTGAAGATGATGCTGCGCAAGAGTTGAGCCCGCTGAAGACAATGGCCGGACAGCTCGAAGACGCCATCGATCAGATCCTTCAGTTCTTCGCTGAACTTACCGGCGCCGAGAAGGGCGGTCACGTCACTGTCAACGGGAACTTCGACTCCGACTACATCCCTGAGATCTCGATCCCAGCACTGATTCAGCTGAACCTGGCTGGCAAGATCTCGGACGAGACGCTGTTTTCCGAACTGCAACGCCGCAATGTGGTGTCGAAAGACATCAAATGGGCGGTCGAGCAGGCCAAGATTGCTGAACAGGGGCCGAGCCTCGGGACTCTCTAAATGCCAACCGTCAACCAGATCATCGAGGACGAGCAGGTGGCCCACGCGGTCAGCCTCGAAAAGTACAAGGTTGGCGTGGTCCGGCGGATCATTGCGCTGCTGAACAGGTCCGATGCTGGCCTCTCGGCGGCATTGTCCGCTGCATTAGAGCGCCTGCCGGCTGAGTCCTTCACGGTTGAGCGCCTGGAGCTGCTGCTGGATCAGGTGAGACTGATCAACAGTCAGACCTATGCGTCGGTAGCCACTGAGCTACAGAACGACCTGAAGGACCTGGCAGGCTACGAGGTGAGCTGGCAGCGAGCATTGTTCGAGTCGGCCATTCCTAACCCGGTTCAGGTTCGATTCCCGATTGCCAGTGTCAGTGCCGAGCAGGCATACGCGGCTGCGATGTCTCGCCCGTTCCAGGGCCGCTTACTGCGCAACTGGTCAACCGAGATCGCCGCCGACCGCATGGTCAAGATCCGCAACGCCATCCGCACCGGTTACCTCGAAGGCAAGACGACTGACCAGATCATTCGCGGCATTCGTGGCTCTCGGGCTACTGGATACGCCGACGGCTTCCTTGAGCGGCCCCGCAAAGACCTTGCAGCGGTCGTCAGGACGGCTGTCAGCCATACTGCGGCGACTGCGCGGGATGAGTTCAATAAAGCCAATGAAGAGATCCTGAAGTCGGAAGATTGGACCTCGGTCCTCGACCTGAAAACCTCTCCCGGCTGCATCATCCGCGACAAAAAGTCATACACGCCCGTCACGCACAAGCCGATCGGTCACAAGATCCCTTGGCTTCAAGGCCCTGGGCGCCTGCACTTCTGCTGCCGAAGCACATCAATCGTTCGCACCAAGTCATGGCGCGAGCTTGGAATTGATATCGATTCCATGACACCCGGACAGCGGGCCTCTATGGATGGCCAAGTCCCTGGCGATCTCAACTATAAGGAATGGCTCAACCGCCAGTCGGACGCCCGCAAGATCGAGGTTCTAGGCCCGGTGCGCGCTCAGTTGCTGAAGGATGGCAGGCTTGATCTGGAGGACTTCTACACGCCGACCGGCGAGTGGATGACGCTCGACCAGATGCGCGCCCGTGACGCTGCGGCATTTGCTAAGATGGCGGCCTGACCGAACAACACGGGTAGGTGCCATGAGCAACGTTGTCGATATCTCGGACAAGATCACCGCAGGCCAGATGCAGGAAAAGTATCTCCGCCTGATGGGAATGGTTGAGACGTCTCGTAAGCAGATCGAGGCTGACCCATGGCCTGTTCTGGATAAGGCCGGTGCTGAAATAGTCAGGCTGCGCGATTTGCTTGATGATATCCGCTACGCATTGAGCCCGATGTCACAGTTCATGGCTGAGAACGGGCCTGTTGCCTGCCACAACCCAACGGCCGACATGCTAGTCAAGTTGCAGGCCGTTCGGGCGATCGTCGACAAGGTATGACCGACAAACCCCGCTTCCACGTAATCGACGGCACCGCTCAACCGGACACCCCGGCCGAGCAGGTGCGTCGTCGTGTGCGTGCGATGCCGAAGCCTGAGGCGATGGTTCAGTGCCATCGTTGTGGCGGTAGGGAAGTGGTCGTCAGCCTGATCGGCGTCCTGATGAAGAACGGCAAGCCAACTGGCGGGACGAAGGCGCTGCTTTGCGTCGTGTGCCTGCTCAAAGGCGAGCGCGTCGTCGTCACATAGCTTATGGAGTGAATGCCCAGGCTGATGGGCGACTTATGGATTGTTCCAGGCGCGGCGGGGTGCACCCAAATGGCGCCAAGTCTTTTCAAGCCGGAGATCAGCACCGGCCCTCCACCCAATTCAAGCAGCCCTGGCATCCGCCGGGGTGTTTCTACCCTCTACACCGGTAGTGAAACAGCACAACGCTGCGGATCAGGCCGGAATGAACCGCCAGATGGAAACGTTTGGCGCCGGATTAAGGTAACCGGCAGAGCCCAGCCTAACCGCTGGGCTTTTTTATGCCCGCGATTCACACAAGCCTCGTCCATGACGGGGCTTTTTATTGCCGCCAGGCGGCCAACAGACCCAAGGGGTTAGCAGATGTTCAAGCTCAAGCAATTGTTCATGCAGGAAGAAGGTGGTGGTGAAGGCGGCGAAGGTAGTGGTGGCTCCCAGGGGGCAGCATTCACGCCAGAGCAGCAAGCCCTGTTCGATTCGAAGCTCTCCGAAGTCACCAATGGCCTGAAGAGCAAGAACTCCGAACTGCTCGGCAAGGTGAAGGAATACGGCGAGAAGCTGAAGTCCTTCGACGGCATCGATCCAGAAGCAGTGCGCGGCATCCTCTCGAAGTTTGCGAACGACGAAGAAGCCCAGCTCATTGCCAAGGGCGACATCGACACCGTCCTGGCCAAGCGTGCCGATCGCATGAAGGCTGGCTTCGAGAAAGACCTGAAGCTGGCACAGGACGCCGCGACCAATGCATCCAGCCGCACCGAGAAGTACGCCTCGCGCGTGCTGAAGGGTGAAGTGATCGGCGCTGCGACCGAAGCAGGCGTGCACAAGTACGCCATGGAAGACGCCATGCTCGCCGCATCCCGCGACTTCGAGCTTGACGATGACGGTAACCCCGTCGCCCGCGAGGGCAAGTACGGCAAAGACGGTAAGCCGCTGACGCTCAAAGAGTGGATGGCGGAAATGAAAGAAACCCGCCCGCATTGGTTCCCTGCTACCGGCAACGGTGGCGGCGCAGGCCATGGCGGCGGGAATGGCTCCAAGACCATGACCCAAGCAGCGTTCGACGCACTGTCCCCGAAAGATCGGGCGGCAGCGATGAGCGGCGGCATGACCATCAAGGGCTGATCTACCAAACCCCAAACCAAGGCCCGCCATGTGCGGGTTTTTTATTGCCTTAAGGAAACCGCCACATGGCAAACGTTCTCACCGCATTGCAGCCGGTACTGTACTCGGCTGCCCAAGAAGTCTCGAACGAAGCGTTCGGGGTAATCAGTTCGATCAGTGCCAACTTCGACGACAAGAAAGTCGCCAAAGGTGACACTGTCAAGGTGCCTGTTGCACCATCCCGTACTCCGACTGACTTCGCCCCTGGCGTTGCTGCAGCGGCTGGCGATGATGCGACTGCAACCAGCGTCGACGTGGCGATCACCGCCTCGAAGAAAGTCAGCTGGCACATGACCGGCGAGCAGCTGCAAAGCCTGCAAAACGGCGGCACTGACAACGAATGGGTTCGCCAACTCGTTGCCCAGGGCATGCGCTCGCTGCGCAACCTGGCAGAAGCTGACTGCGCCGCTGCCATCAAGCAGGGCGCATCCCGCGCCGTAGGCACCGCCGGCACCAACCCGTTCGCCACTGACATCAACATCATCGCCGACGCGCGCAAGGTGTTGCTGGACAACGGCGCGCCTCTGGCTGACCTGCAGATGTGCATCGATTCGAGCGCTGGTGTTGCTGCCCGCAAGCTCGGCATCATCCAACAGGCCTATCAGGCTGGTAGCGACGAAGAGCGCCGTAGCGGTCGCCTGCTGCGTCAGTTCGGTTTCGCTATCACCGAATCGGCCGGCATCACCACCCACACCAAGGGTACTGGCGCTTCCTACGTCACCAGCGGCTCGACTGCTATTGGCGTGCGCGACATCGCTCTGGTGACTGGCACCGGCACCGCTCTGCCGGGCGACGTTGTGACCTTCGCGGCCGACTCGACCAACAAGTACGTCATCAACAACGGTGTTGCTGCTCCTGGCACTGTCAGCCTCGGCCGTCCTGGTGCTCGCATCGTGATCCCGACCGCCAACGCCATGACCGTCGGCAACAACTACGCACCGAACCTCGCGTTCGAACGTAGCGCTGTCGTCGGCATCATGCGTCCGCCAGCAATGCCGGACAACGCCACCATCGACCAGATGCTGATCAGCGATCAGAACGGCATGACCTACCTGCTGCTGCAAATCCAGCAGTACGGTCAGACCACCTGGGAGCTGCACCTGGCCTGGGGCTTCAAAGTGGTTCAATCCGAGCACGTGTGCTTGGTTCTGGGCTGATACGCCGAATAACGCTCAGGGGCTTCGGCCCCTGTGTGTTCAGGAGTGAAAGATGGCTGGTCTGACGAAAGAACAGCGCGCCGCCAAGGCTGCCGCTGACGAGAATTCAAATCAGGCGGATGAAAGTCACCTGATTGCCGTATGCAAAGACGGCGAAACCCTAATGGTGCATCCGACCTGTTTGGCCGCGCACCGACTGCTCGGCTGGAAAGAGGTATAAGTCATGGCATCAGCGAATTCGCTATTCCTCCCGAAGCGTATGGCTGATGCCTACTTCTCCGGCACGTTCAAGATGCTGCTGGTTTCGGCGGTTCCGTCCGAGACTGAGCTGGACACCTTCGACTTCCGCAACGATATCGTCACTGAAGTGGCGGCCTCAGGCTCGTACGCAACGGGCGGCGCGACGGTAACGTGCACTGTCGGCTCAGTCGATACGTCGAACAACCGCGTGGCGGTGACCTTCGGCAACCCTGCAGCCTTCACCTCGGCGACCATTTCGGCCGTCGGTGCCTGGATCTACAAGTCGGTCGGCACTGCTGCTACTGACGAGCTGGTCACCTTCGTGGACTTCGGCGGCACCGTCACCAGCACGGCGGGCACGTTTACCGTGACGCTGTCCTCTCCGCTCTACGTCAACCGCTAGGTGATCTGATGGCTATTACGACGCTTGACGGCTATATCGCTGCCGCCTCGCAGCGGGTGCAGATCACCAAGACGGCGTCGGTGACGGCGGTTGCGCTGATGCCTACCCAGGTGATTCAGGCGGCTGGCAACCCGGGCGCGGGTACGTTGGCCGGGACGAACACCACGGCAGGCATTGTACCTACTGATGCGACGGCCGGCTTTCCGGTCATCAACGCGTTCGGCGGCGGCAATACGGGCTACATCAGCAACATCTCCTTCGGCAGCACGGTGCCTTGCCGCATCACGCTGTTCGATTGCCTGTGGAAGGCTGGCGCGTATGCGTTCAACTCCTCGACCACGCTGTCAGTTCAGCCCAGCTATTCGGGCCGGGTGATTGGCGGCACGGACTTCACCAACACAGAGGTCTGGATCGAGGCGGTAACGGCGTTCACGGGCAACCAAAGTATCGTGGTGACCTACACGAACCAGTCCGGGACAACGGGCCGCACGACCGGCACGATTGCCACCGGTGCCGCACCGATTGTCGGCCGAATGGTTCAGCTGCCTCTTCAGTCGGGCGACACCGGCGTCCGGACCATTGAGTCGATCACCAGCTCGGTATCATCTGCCGGGACATTCAACGTCCTGGTGTTGCGCCGCCTCTGGTCTGGTCGTGTGATGGCTGCCAACTTCGGCGACACGCACGACTTCCTGAAGACAGGCATGCCGCAGATCTTTGCGGACAGCGCCTTGATGGCGATCGTCACGCCTGACAGCACGGCGACCGGCATCTTCGACATGACGATTGAAGTCGTAAACGGGTGATCCCATGGCCTTTAATGCTTGGAGGTTTGCGCCTTCGGGCAGGCTGACTACGACGGATCTGGTGACGCAGCGGCTTGAAAGCCAGACGCCATCATTGATCGCTGGCGAATTCTGGCGGGCCGAGGGTCCGGATGCGTTCGGCAGCCTGGCTTCAGTGTCCATGTCTGCTCCGGATGCTGTCGCTGAAGGCGTGGATGATGTTGTGGCCTCTGGCGCATTTGCTGAGGTGACGCTTGCCGCGCCTGACGCTTCGGCCGAGGGAGCCGGGACACCTGATGCTGAGGCGAGCGGATCATTTGCCGCAGTATCGCTGTCGGTTTTAATCGGTACGGCTGCCGGGACTGCGAATGCGTCCATCAGTGCTGCTGTTGATTCGCTGGCGCTGTCTGCTCCTGCATCGACTGCCACTGGTAGCGCCTCACGGTCTGCGGCTCCTGCTGCGATCACGACGAGCGCGCCAACTGCAATCGGAAACGGATCCGCGACACGATCTGCGGCCATCGCTTTTGTGTCGCTGAATTCGCCGGCTGTGTCTGGTGCTGGCTCGGCAGGCGTATCGGCCTCGATGGCCAGCGTCACCCAGGCCGCGCCGAATGCCTCAGCCTCTGGCAGTACATCGGCAGGCGGCAACGCCTCGGCAGCGCCTGCATCGATCACACTCGCTCCCACAGGTGCAACTGCTCTAGGTGGCGCGTCTAAGTCTGTTTCTCCGGCCTTTATGGGGCTGTCCGCTCCCACAGGTTCGGCACTGCCTTCGGTATCGGCCAATGGATCATTCGTGCCGATCATCTTCACGGCGCCGGCGACCAGTGTGTCGGGTTCAGCGGTAACGACCGGCACCATCGACGAAGTGTCGTTTGATCCTGCTGACGGAAACGCGACCGGCACCGACGCCACCGCTCGACATCATCCGCTTGATGGGCTGACTCAGGCCTATCCACTGCATGGACTGACCCAAACCCTGCCGCTTGCCGGACAGGAGCAGGTCTATCCGCTCAACGGCCAAACGAACACGCGTCCGCTCGTCGGGCAAACACAACCTTTCCCGCTGGGGTAGCACATGGCACTCATTGTTGAAGATGGCACCGGGCGCGCGGATGCTGAGTCCCTGTGCTCGGTCAGCTACGCCGACGCCTATCACGACGCCCGCGGCAACACGATCTGGGCTGCACTGAGCACGACCGAGAAAGAGCAGGCGCTGCGTAGAGGCACGGACTACATCGAGCGTACCTACGGCATGCGCTTCTGCGGCTATCGGGTCAACTCGACTCAGGCGCTGTCGTGGCCCCGCTACGAGGCGCGCCGCAAGGACAGTGGCCGATGCGAATACTGGCCGAGCGATGCGGTGCCGAATCCAATGGCCCAGACCTGTGCCGAAATGGCCTTCAAGGCCGGGCAAGGCGAGCTTGATCAGGACGTAGACCGGATCATCAAGTCCGAAACCGTCGGCCCACTGAAAACCGAATACATGGACAGTAATGGCGTGGTTCGTTACCGCCAGACTGACAAGATGATGGCCCAGTTCATCGACGGATCGAGCAGCAGCATTTCCATGGTGCGCTCATGACCGACATCTATGATCGAGCCAAGGTCATGGCGATCAGGCTGCTGGCTCCGCGCAGCAAGGGCGGAAAAGGGCTGGAGTTGTCATTGATCCGCGTCACCTCAGGCGACTATGACCCTGACTCCGGGAATATGCCGACAACCCCAGACCAGTTCGATGGCTCAGGCGTCCGCGAGAACTACAAGAGCAGCGATATTGACGGAACGCTGATCAAGCGAGGCGACGTCAAGCTGCTGATCTCCCCGGTACTACTGACTGGTGCCGACATGCCCAAGCCAGTCAGCCAAGACAAGATCCTGTTCGACGGCGACACCTACACGGTGCAGAACGTCGAGCCCTGGAATTACGCCGGCCTCAACGTCGGCTTCAGCGTGCAGGCCAGAAAATGAGCTTCGCATTGGATCTGAAGGCGTTCGCCGAGAAAGCCGAAGCCAATGCCGAGACCGTCATCAAGAAGGTCGCCATCGACCTATTGGGCGCTGTGGTGGACCGATCCCCCGTTGGCAACCCTGAGTTATGGGCGGCCAACGCGACCGCGACCCAGTACAACAACGAAGTCGCCCGACTGAATGCCGAGTTGCGCACCGATCCAGCGAACCTGACCAAGAATGGTCGGATGAAGCCCGGCCGACTGATCAAAGACAGCATGGACCTCACGGCCGGCGGCGGTTATGTCGGCGGGCGCTTCCGGGGTAACTGGCAGGTCAGCTTCGACGTAGCCAAGACCGGCACGCTGGAGCGCATTGATCCGACCGGGCAAGACTCGAAGGGCGACGGTTCGACGGTGATCCAGGGGTTCACAACTCAGGTAGGAACAATCTGGATGATGAATAACCTCCCGTATTCTCAGCGTCTCGAGTACGGGCATTCAAGCCAAGCACCTGTCGGTGTCGTCCGCGTCTCGGTACTCGAGGTGCAGATGTTCATAGACCGCGCCGTTTCGGAGCTCCCCTGATGTCAGACAAGATCATCCGCAGCCTGTTTGAAGGCCGCTTGAAGACGTGGGCGACTGCCAGGGTGCCGGCACTTCCGATTGCCTATGAAGATGTCGCCTTCACCCCGCCGGCTGACGGTTCGCCCTACCTGCGCGACTTCCTGCTGCCAGCCAACACGACCAGCGAAGACCTCGAAGGCAAGCACACGGCTTACCGTGGCATCTTTCAAGTGAGCGTGGTGACCAAGGCCGGCATCGGGCGCGGCACCGCTGAAGGGATCGCAGACGAGATCGCCGCGCTGTTCCCGAACAACCTCGGCCTGACCAAGACGACCTTCACCGTCTACGTCCGCGCGCCGATGTCTACCGGTTCGGCCCAGCCAGGCGACACGACCACCACGCTGCCGCTGTCGATCACCTACCGCGCCGACATCACAACCTAATCCGCCCATTGGGCAAACCCAGAACCCGCCATTGAGCGGGTTTTGTCATTTCTGCATAGAGGAAACACCAATGGCCGTAAAACTCCCGAACGGTGCGACATTCGAACATGGCGCCACCTATGCCACCGCACTCGCTTTTTCTGCAGTCACGAACGCCACTGAAGCGATCTGCACGACCGTGGGTGCCACGCTGGTCTCTGGCGACATCGTGCTGATTGCTTCCGGCTGGACTGCGCTGAATAACCGAGTGGTTCGCGTCAAGACCGCTACCGCTACCGCGATCACCCTCGAAAACATCGACACCACTGACACCACCGTTTACCCGGCTGGTTCCGGCGCTGGCACCCTGAAGAAGGTCCTGACCTGGGTGCAGATCCCGCAAGTGACCGACTTCGCGTCCGCCGGTGGCGAGCAAAACTACACCGCCGTCGCGTTCCTCGAAGCGCAGCAAGGCTTCCAGATCCCTACCGACAAATCTGCCGCCAGCATGACCATCACCGTTGCTGATGACCCGTCGCTGCCTTACGTGCCGGTTGTTACTGCTGCCGATGCTGCTCGAACCATTCAGGCGACTCGTCTCAACCTGCCGGGCGTGGACAAGATTTACTACGGTGTCTTCACCTCGTTCTCGAAGCAGCCGGCCATCTCGCGCAACAACGTCATGACCAAGACGGTTTCGCTGGCCCAGCAAGCCGACCCAACCCGTTACACGTCGTAAGGAAACCACATGGCCAGCTTCAAGATTGCCCAGAACGCCACGTTCAAGGCTGAAGTCGAGATCCCGCGTGTTGGTGGTGAACCGATCAAGGTTGAGTTCGAGTTCAAGTACCGAGACCGCAAGGAGCTGTCGAAGTACTACGACAAGTGGAACGCCGAGCGCGATGCCCTGATTAAGGAATCGATCAAGGATGGCTCCACATGGGAGCAGGCTACTGCCGGGCAGATTGCTCTGGAAGCTGGTCAACTCAAGGATATCGTCGTCGGCTGGAGCTTCGAAGAGGCCTTCACCGATGAGGCGATCACTGAGCTGGTCACGACTTGCGTCGGCGCGCCTGCAGCTGTGATTGATGCCTATCAGTCAGCCTACGCGGTAGCCCGCCGGGGAAACTGATCGCCGCGGCGCGCGCGATGTACGAGCGCAGCGCAGATGCTGAGGAACTGGCGAAGTTAGGGATGACCCTGGCCGACCTTGATCAAGGAGACACGGAGATCTGGCCAGACAACTGGCCAGTCTTCCGCCTGTTCAATGCGCTAGGCACCCAGTGGCGCACCGGTGCTGCAGGAGCGACCGGGCTCGACTACTCGGTCATCCGCGAAGTTGCATCCCTCATCGGCATCAAGAAGCGGCAAATCCCCGAACTATTTCCTGACCTTCAAGTAATGGAGGCCGAAGCGCTCGCTGTCATGGCTGAGGCGTAGTGAATTTATTGTCAGGAGAGTGGCATGACACAAGACATCGCCAGCCTTGGGATCAAGGTAGAAACCGGTGACGTAGCCAAGGCGTCCACGGAACTGGATAGCCTGGCGCAGGCTGGCGCGAAGGCCGAGAAGGCAACGGAAAGCCTGTCCGGTGAGAGCAAAAAGGCCAGCGCCTCCATAAAGGCGATGGCGGCTGAGACGAAAGCGGCTGAGGCTGCCACGGCCAAGCTCGGCAAGCAGACTGCGGCCACAGGCGTATCAGCGGCGCAAACTGCTGCCGCATTGCGCGGCGTACCGGCTCAAGTCACTGATATCATCACCAGCCTTCAAGGTGGTCAGGCTCCACTAACTGTTCTCCTGCAACAAGGCGGCCAGCTCAAGGATATGTTCGGCGGTATTGGTCCTGCTGCTCGCGCCCTGGGCGGCTACGTTGCTGGCCTGGTCAATCCGTTCACCTTGGCTGCAGCTGCGGCTGCTGGCTTGGGCATTGCCTACTACAAGGGCAGCGAAGAGACGACAGCCTACAACAAGGCACTGATCCTCACCGGCAACGCCGCGGGCAGTAGCGCTGACCAATTGAGTTCGCTGGCCACGCAGATCAGTTCAACCATCGGAACCACCGGTGCGGCGGCTGAAGTGCTGGCCACTCTTGCCGGTAACAGCAAGATCGCTGGCGAAAGCTTCGGCGTCGTGGCCACGGCTGCGCTTGAGATGCAGTCAGCCACTGGCAAGGCCGTCGAAGAGACGGTTGCCGAGTTCGCCAAGATTGGCAAGGACCCGGTCGCCGCCGCGAAGGAGTTGAACGACCAGTACAACTTCCTCACTGCCGCTGTTTACTCGCAGATCGTTGCGTTGAATCAGCAGGGCGACACCATCGGCGCTGCCAAGCTGCTGACGGAAACCTACGCCGACACGATCAAAACCCGGACTACTGACGTCACGGCCAACCTTGGCCTGATCGAAAGCGCCTGGAAGAAGGTCAAATCGGCCGCCGCCGGCGCGCTGGATGCAACCCTCGATGTTGGCCGCACTCAGTCGATTGATGCGCAGATTGCCGAGCGCGAAAAACTGCTCGCGTCTCGTAAAGACGGTTTTCTCGCCAATCTGTTCCCTGACAGCCTCGGCGCTGGAAGCGACTCGACGAAGTTCATCGAAAATCAGATCAGCGCCCTCAAACGCGCCAAGGTCCAGATCGAGGCGAACTCGAAGGCTGAAGGCGACAGAGCAACGATTCAGCGCGAAGGCATAGACGCCGCCGCCAAGCTGAAAGCGATCAGCGATTCGAACCTCACCAATGAGGAGAAGCGCAACAAGCTGATCAAGGAGTACAAGCGGGACGTCGAGGATCTGCGCAAAGCCGATCCGAATAACCCGCTGGTCCAGGCTGATCTGGTGGCCAAGACCATCCAGAACATAAAGGACAAGAACAAGGAGCCGGCCGGGAAAGCCAATCAGCTCAACCTGAGCGGCTACAACGACGCCCAGAACGCAATCAAGGAACTGCAGGCCACTTACTCCAATTCGGAGAAAGAGCTTGAGGCACAGCAGAAGGCTGGCCTGATCACTCAACAGAACTACCTTGACCAGCGCACTGCGTTGATCAGGGCGGAGCGCGAAGAGGTCACTGGAGCCTATCAGGCTGAAATTGCGTCACTGGAGGCAGTCAAGGACAAGACCGGCACGACTGGCGCTCAACGCATTCAGCTCGACGAGAAGATCGCCGACGCCCGCACCAACATGGTCAAGGCGCAGAAGGATGCCGACAGCCAGCTTGAAGTGCTCGCCACCAATGAGCAGGGCCGGCTGAAGAAGCAGGCCTTGGCCATCCAGACCTACACCGATGCGCTGAATCAGCAAAACATCACGCTCCGCCAGCAAGGGCAGCGCGAGGCGGCAAGTCTTGGCATGGGTGACCGTCAGAAAGGGCTGCAAAGCCAGTTCAATGGCATCGACGACAAGGCCAACGCCCAGCGCATCGATCTGGCGAACCAGTACGGCGACGGCTCGCGCGGCATGAGCCTCGACGAGTACAACGCCAAGCTGAAAGCCGTCGCACAGAGTCAGCAGGATCTGCGCAATACGGTGGTCGCCAACTATGACGACATGACTTCGGCGCAGGGAAGCTGGACTGCTGGCGCATCGTCGGCCTGGGAGAACTACCTGGAGTCGACGCGCGATGTGGCTGGGCAGACGAAAAGCCTGTTCACCAACGCGTTCAGCTCCATGGAAGACGCCATTGTCCAGTTCGCCATGACCGGCAAGCTGTCGTTTGCCGACTTCGCCAAGTCGATTCTCGCCGATATGGCGCGGATCGCGGTACGGCAGGCCAGCTCGTCGGCATTGAGCGGCTTGTTCGGTCTGGCGGCTTCGGCGGCCGGCTCGTACTTCGGCGGCAGCGCGACCTCGGCCGGCTCCACGCAGGCTGGATACTCCTCGACGTACTTCCCGCAAGCGAAGGGCGGCGCGTGGTCCGGCGGCGTGCAGATGTTCGCCAATGGCGGCGCCTTCTCCGACAGCGTGGTCAGTACCCCGACAGCGTTCGGCATGGCCAACGGAAAAACCGGCGTGATGGGCGAGGCGGGGCCTGAGGCGATCGTTCCTCTGGCTCGCGACTCGCAGGGACGTCTCGGCGTCCGTGGCGGGGCCAACTCCAGCACGATCCAGGTCAACGTTACGGTGGATGCCTCCGAAGGTGGCGGCGCTTCACCTGATCCGGCACGCCTGGCCGAAGCCATCAAGGTCGTCTGCCGTCAGGAAATCGCCACCGCTCGCCGTAACGGCGGGCAACTCGCATAAGGAGGCGTCATGCCGACATTTACATGGGTTCCGACCTACGACGCCAGCAAGACGGTCACCCCGACGGTCAAGCCCATCAAGTTCGGCGACGGGTACGAACAGCGGCAGGGGACTGGCATCAACCGGCAGCCGCGCAAGTACTCGCTGACCTTCAAGCGGCCCAAGGCAGAGATCGACCTGATCGATGCCTTCCTTGCTGCGCGGGGCGCCATTGATGCGTTCGACTACGTGCACACCGGCCAGCCTACCGGGAAGTTTGTGTGTCGTGAGTGGATGCGAACCAACATTGGCAAGGGTGTTGATGGCCTGTCAGCGACCTTTGAGGAGGTTTACGAATGAGTGAACTTCAGGGGCAGCTATCGCTGGCGAAGGGGCTGGCGATCTGGGAAGGATTCGATCTTGTCCTTCCCGATCAGACGTTCCATTTCCACGCTGGGACCAATCAGTTGCTGGGTTCGGTTATTTGGCAAGGGGTTACATATACGCCTTGGCCACTTCAGGCACTGGATTTCGGCACGCCGAGCCAGGGTTCTCCGGCCCGGCCAAAGCTTCAGGTCGGCAACTTCGGCGGAACCATTTCGGCGCTGTGCCGGCAGTATGAAGACCTGTTGTGGGCCAAGCTCAAACGGCGCCGCACGCTGGTCAAGTACCTGGATGCGGTGAACTTTGTCAGCGGTAATCCGACGGCCAACCCGGCCGAGGAATATCCGGTAGAGACATGGTTCATCACCCGCAAGGTCAACGAGACGCCGACCGCAATTGAATTCGATCTTGGCTCGCCGCTCGATCTGCAAGGCGTGAAGCTGCCGCGGCGCCAGGTAGTGGCCGGCACTTGCCTGTGGGCTTACCGCTCGAGTGAGTGCGGATACGCCGGCCCGCCGGTTGCGGACTACGCGAACAACCCAACCAGCGACCCGACCAAAGACCAGTGCAGCCGAACCATGACGGGCTGCAAGTTGCGCTTTGGTCCATTCGCTGAGCTTCCCTTCGGCGGCTTCCCCGGCATCGCCCGCGTTCCGAGACTTTGACCATGACTGAATTGCTCAATAAATGCCGAGCGGACGCCGAGGCGCATGCGCTTGCAGAGTACCCGCACGAGGCTGTCGGTCTCGTCATCAATGCCCGTGGCAAGCCTCGGTACATCCCATGCCGCAACCAGTCGGAAGAGCTGGATCATTTCATTCTGCACCCGGAAGACTACGCTGCGGCCGAAGACGCTGGCGACATCATCGCCGTCGTTCACTCACACCCGGACGCCGGCCCAGAACCCAGCCTTCACGATATTGCCAGTCACGCGGTCAGCCGCATGGCGTGGTGGATCGTCGGCCTGAAAGACGGCGTGGCAACTTGGCACGAGATGCCAGCCGCCGGCGAGATGCCGCTGGAAGGCCGCGTATTCGTGCACGGGTCCATAGACTGCTACACGCTGATTCGCGATTACTACCGACAGGAGCGTGGCATTGATCTGCTGGACTTCTATCGGGCAGATGATTGGTGGCACAACGGCGGGAATCTCTACATGGAGAACTTCGCCAAGGCTGGCTTCGTCGAAACCAGAACGCCGCGCAATGGTGACGTGGTCATCATGGCCATCGGTAGCCCAACACCGTGTCACGGCGCGATCTGGTTGGATGGCGACATCCTGCTGCATCATCTCTATGGGCGACTGAGCTGTCGAGAAGTCTACGGCGCGGCTTTCCGCGAACGCACGACGCACTTCTTGACCTACAAAGATGTAGGAGCACCTTGTGAAATTAATTGAGGCACTGAAGTCAGCAGGGCTTGGGGAATTTCAGTATCGCCCCGTCGAGCTCCCGATCTACTCCCTCGAAGGCGTTAAAAAGGCCATCGATAGCGACATAAAGATTGTCCCAGGCATCCGCATCCCCATTTCCATACGCATTGAAATGGATGCTGAATCGCACCCCTGTACGCTCATGCTCGCCCCCGGGCAGGTCGATGTAATCCGTCGGAGCGCCGGAAATGTCAAAGATGGCGTTGTGAAAGTCGGGCCTTTCTACCTGGAGGTGAAGACTGAGCGCTCTGTATAGCGACCTGGTCAAATCCTTGTTCAGGTTGATTTTTTGGTCGCGATAGAAGAACTCAAGTCTTCCGCTAACTCGTTTGGTAAATTGAAACTGAGGGTGGTTGTTATCTGTTGGTGGGCGCAGGGCGCAATCATTTGTCTCAAAGAAGGCGCGTGGCTGGTTTAGCCACTCGAGAAGATCGTAAAAGCGCTGCACAGCTCTTTGGTCGTTGTGTGGCTTGAAGTCCTCAAGCACTTCCCGTATGAGTTCTGGTTTTTCTCGGAAACTGTAGTACTGACCTGCGTCCTCCACGTATTCGGTTTTTCCCCAAGGCTGTGTGCGACTGGCGGCTTCGTGCAGTTCAAAGTGGGATACAACAAGCATCGTGGCTCTCCATTTCCATTGGCGCCCAAAAACGGGCATCGAGAAACTACTATCCAATGCTCTTGTGGCGTTACTGGGAATTCGTACAGCCGCGCCTTCCCTGCTAGAGTCGCCAAAACACTTGGAGGCTCAATATGCGTATGGTCGTTGCTGCACTGTTCATGATGATGCTGTTCGGCTGCACGACTTCGGGTCTCCAGCAAGATGCTCCGGCTTACTCCGGAGTCTCCAGCAAGACCCCGCAGAGCCTGGCCCGGTGCCTGTCACCGAAGTGGCAGGAGTTCAATTCATCCACCAGTTCGGTCGAAACCGAAACCGGGTACAAGATCGCAGCCTCTTCGGCCTTCACTGGTATCGTCGCTCTTGCGGTCATCGATGAGAGCGCAACTGGCTCATCTGTCCGCGTGTTTCTGCCGACGGACTGGACAGGAACGCAGGGATGGAAGGACGCGGCCAAAACCTGCATCTGATCAACTGAAAACAAATGAACCGCCTACGGGCGGTTTTTTATTGCCTGGAGAAAAGTATGTCTGCTGCCAACAACACGGCCATGACCAAGATTTTGTTGTCTGGCAGCCTGGCTCAGGCATTCGGCCGCGAGCATTTTCGCCAGCTCGAAACCGGCACGACGCAAGAAGCTTTCAGCGCCATTAAACACACCATTGATGGGTTCGAAGATTTTATTCGAGCTCAGGCCCGGCTCGGCATGAGGTACGCGATCTTCCGCAACCGTGAAAACGTTGGGGTCGATCGCCTGACCATCAGCGGTACAACCGAGATTCGCATTGTCCCGGTCGTCTCCGGAAGCAAGAACGGCGGCCTTTTCCAGACCATTGTTGGTGTTGCTCTGATCGCTGTCGGCGCAATTGCATCAGCTTTCGGCCAAGCCTGGATAGGCGTACCCCTGATGCAAGTAGGCGTCGCTATGACGATCGGCGGAGTCATCCAAATGCTCACGCCAGTCCCAAAAACAGGAAGCCAGCAAGAGCAGGGCGTCACAGAAAACAAGCCGAGCTACCTCTTCAACGGCGCGTTCAACTCCACACAGCAAGGCCTTCCGGTTCCTGTCGTTTACGGGCAGATGCTGGTCGGCTCAAGCGTGGTCGCAATCGGTACATGGGCAGAGGCGATCCCTGTATGAGCGAAGTCATTGTTGGCCGCAAAGGCGGTGGCGGCAAGGGTGGCGGCGGGAGTGGGTCTGCGCGGGCAGCTGTAGAGGCGCCTGACAGCATTCGCTCGCGTCAGCATGTGCGAGTCCTGCATGCGATCAGTGAAGGGGAGATCGAAGGCATCGTTGGCGGCAATCAGGGCATCTTTTTCGATGATGTCCCGCTTCAGAACTCTGACTCCAGTTACAACTTCAGCAACGTCGGCATTGATACCCGCCCTGGCACCCAGTGGCAGACGTACATGCCGATTACCGGCCTTGAGGCTGAGCAGTCAGTCGGCATTGAGATGAAATACGCCGTCTCGATTGAGCGCGCCATCACCGATACTGATGTTGATGCCGTTCGGATCACTATCAGCACTCCACAGCTTTCTGAGCAAAACACGTCGAACGGCGACACTAACGGCTCGCAATTCTGGTTCCGGCTTGAGGGAAAGCTAGGGTCCGGCGCCTGGATTCCTCTGTGCAATGACCAGGCTGTCGGCGCTAAGACTATGAGCCGCACGCAGATGTCTTACTACCTGCGGCTTCCAGTATCTGGCGGGTTACCGCGTTACGTTCGGGCCACCAGACTGACGGCCGACTCAGGCAGTGCCGCGATTCAGAACCGGTCCTTCTTCGACAGCATGACGTTGATCTGGGATGAGAAGCTGCGCTACCCGAACACTGCGATGCTCGGGCTTTCGATTGATGCCCAGCAGTTCGCCAGCATTCCGCGCATGGCGTTCATGATCAAAGGCATCAAGGTACTCATCCCGAGCAACTACAACCCGCTGACCCGCGCCTATACCGGCTCCTGGGATGGCACATTCACCAGATCATGGACAGATAACCCAGCGTGGATCTGGTACGACATGCTGACCAATACCCGCTACGGGCTTGGTGGCTTGCTCGACTCCACGCTGATCGACAAATATTCGCTGTACAGCATCGGTCAGTATTGTGACGTGCTGGTGCCTGATGGCTATGGCGCAATGGAACCACGTTTCACCTGCAACCTAGCGCTGACGACTCAGGCGGACGCCTGGAAGCTGGTCAATGACATGGTATCGGTGTTCCGAGCTATCTGCTTCTGGGCTGGCGGATCACTCACCGCTGTTCAGGATGCTCCGCGCTCAGCCAGCCGTTACCCGTTCAACAACTCGAACGTGGTCGGCGGCGAGTTCAACTATCAGTCGGTCGCCTCTGATCAGCGCTTCAACGTGGCGGCGGTAACGTGGAATGATCCACTCCAGCAATACAAGCAGTCGGTCGAGATCGTCGAGCGCCCTGAGCTGATCGCGAAATGGAACCGTATCCAGCAAAGCGATGTCGTGGCCATCGGCTGCACTTCGCGCGGGCAAGCTCGCCGCTTGGGCCGTTGGCTGCTGTACGCCGAAAGCGAGGCGGTGACGTTTGCCGCCGGTGCCGATGGCGCTTTGCCGCTGCCGGGCGACATCATCGATATCGCCGACGCGAATCGGGCTGGAGCCAGGAACGGCGGCCGACTGCTTTCTGGAAGCACGGCTTCGACTCTGCTGCTGGATGCGCCTATTGGCTTGGCCGGTACAGGTGTGATTGGCGTTGTCCTTGCCAACGGAAGTTATGCAACCGCGTCCGTAACCATTGCTGCCGGCGCTTCGTCGGTCACTGTTTCGCCGCCGCTGGCCTCAGCTCCACTGGCCTCAGCCCCATGGACGTTTTCCACTGCGGCACTGGAAACGCAGAAGTTTCGCGTGATCGGGATAGCCGAGGGCGACGATGGGACTTACGTAATCAGCGCCATTGCGCACGACCCTGACAAGTTCGACGAGGTCGAATTTGGCACGCCGGACGTAGACAACCCGATCAGCAACGTCAACTTTGGCGCTCCTGATGCGGTTGGGCAGCTCACGTTCCTTGAGTCGCTTTACGATACCGGCACAGGTCTGGCCGCTGCCAGGCTGTCGGTCAGTTGGACGCCGCCGGCGCGTGCGATGCGCTATCAGATCGAAGCCAAGAAACCGGGCGGAAACTGGGAGTACGTCAACGAAGTTTCGTCGCCGAGTATCGATTTCGAAGCGGCCTCGTCTGGCGAATGGTCTGTTCGGGTAACGCCAAAGTCAGTGCTTGGCATTGCAGGCCCTGCCTTTGTGCAGACCTACATCGCCCAGGCATTGCTGGCGCCACCTTCGGCCTTGGTCGGGCTTCGTTTAGACGTGATCAACAGCGTGGCTACACTGGCATGGGACCCGGTTCCAGAGCTTGACGTGAAACTCGGCGGCAGCATCAGCGTTCGCCATTCGCGCAACACCTCGGCCAACTGGGATGCGGCATTGCCGCTGACAGAAGTGGCGGGGCGCTCGACGTCGGCAGTCGTTTCACTGTTGCCCGGCAAGTACCTGGCGCGCGCGGTCGACTCCTCTGGAGTTGGTGGCCCGATCACTGAGGTTTGGTCGGATGCGCAGGTGCCGCTGCCGAACAACGTCGTACTGACGGTCACAGAATCACCAACCTTCCCGGGTGTAGCAGTCAATGCCACGGCTTCGGGTGGCCTTCTGAGGATGGGTGGCTCTGGCGCATTCGATGACATTCCTGACATCGATGCGTTGCTGGGTGAGATCGACAAGACAGGCGGTTCGTTGCTCTCGTTCACCTACAGCTTCACCGCGCCGTCGGATCTTGGCTACGTCTATGACTGCCGACTGACCGCCGATGTTGTGGCGGCGCTGTATGACGACGGCACGTACATCGACTCAATCTCTGACTTCGATGCGATCACCAGCCTGGATAGCGACCCGCCAAATGGCGCCACGCTTTCGCTATGGGTGCGCACATCCGATGTCGCTGGGCCGCCAGTCTGGTCAGCCTGGAAGCCATTTGTGGTTGGTGATTACCGGGCGCGCCTGTTCGATTTTGAACTGCGCGGATCGGTACAGCAGACCAACAACTGGATCGACGTCTCGAAGCTTGAGGTGGTTATCGACATGCCTGATCGCATTGAAAGCGGCAACGACATCGTCGTTCCTGACACCGGACTAACCGTCACCTACACGCCTCCTTTCAACGCTTCCCCAGCCGTAAGCATCACCGCGCAAAGTCTGGCGGCGGGCGATTGGCCGGACGTATCAGCCAAAACAGCAACCGGGTTCACGGTGGTTATCCGCAATTCCAGTGGGGTCGCCCAATCAGGCCGCTCGATTGACTACATCTCTAAGGGGTACTGATTTATGTCGCAACACGATATGGACGTTGCAAACGGCGCTGGCGTCGTTGTGCGGGCTGATATCAACGCAGCCCTGCAGGCGCTGGCATCGCTAAGCAGCGGCTCCTCGGCCCCGAGCCCGTCGTTCCCGTGCCAGCTCTGGGCGGATACCGGAACCAGCCGGCTAAAACGTCGCAATGCTGCGAACTCTGCGTGGGTCGATGAAGGCCCACTGGATGCGGCCCTGCGTGATGCGGCGAGCCAAGGCATGTTTGTGGCTGACACAGGAGCAGCCAATGCCTATGTCTGCAACTTCGTGCCGACGATCACTGCTCGAAGTGAAAGCACGCCGCTGCGCTTCAAGGTCGCTAACGCCAACTCCGGGGCCAGCACCATCAACGACGGTGTCGGAACCGTGGCGCTCGTTGGGGCGACACAGGCTGCGCTGGTTGGTGGTGAGATGATCGCCAACGGGATTGCCTGGATTCAATGGAACGCAACAACCGGCTCTTATGTGCTGCTGTTTTGCACCGGCGCTGCAGGCCCAGCTGTCAATCAGGTGCAGACCGCCTTCACCACCGCAGGCACCGCGCCGGCATTCACGCTGACGCCAGTCCCAGCGCTTGGTGGCTATGCAGCAAACCAACGTTATCGGGTGAAATTCAATGCGGCGGCAGCGGCCAGCGGGACGCTGAATGTCTCCGGGCTGGGCGCGAAAAACCTGAAACAATACAGTTCGTCCGGCGCGAAGGTATCTGCGAATATCGCTGCCAACCAACTGACTGACGTCGAGTATGACGGTACAGACTTTGTAGTCCTGGACCCGATTCAGGGGAGCGTCTTTAACGAAGCGCCACCAGTCACCTTGGCCTCGGCGGCAACGGTCAACATTGGAGCAGCAGCGGCCAATACGATCAACATCAGCGGCACGACCACGATTACCGCGTTCGATACCATTGCGTCTGGATGGCGCCGGCTGGTATTCCAGGGCGCGCTGACGCTGACGCACAACGCCACAGCGATGATCTTGCCAGGCGGCGCCAATATTCTTGTTGGTTCTGGCGATACTGCAGACTTTGTTTCCCTTGGGTCCGGTAACTGGGCTTGCGTGAGCTACCAGAAGAACACAACGCCCACTGGCATTGAGCCTAGATTGATTTTGCGGTTTGACGGAACAGCTACGCCACCGACTATTCAGGGGCAGTCCGGGTCCGTTTCAGTGACATCGATTACGCGCGTAAGCGCTGGATCATTCGATATAAATTTGAATGCGGCCATAGTCAGCAACATTGTCAATCTCGTAATTGTCCCAATGTTTGCAGTTCTTTCGGGGCAAATCTACGTTGGCATTATCGATCTCGCCAACTCAACCACCACAAAGTTAAGGTTTATCACCTTTCTTTATTCCGGCGGCGTCAATACGAACGTAGCGCCGACAGCACTTATCGTTTACGGAGCGCCATAACATGAAAGCAATTCTTTATCCTGATGGCTCTGTGGGTGGAGTGGCGGACGGTGTCGACATAAATGTCGAAGCCGAGCGTCTCGGCGGGATTGTGGTTGATGCGTCTTCCCTGCCGCCGCCAGAGGTTGCTCTGGCAGTGGATCCAGTCGATAAACTGCGGGAGTTTCTCTCGAAAAATCCGGACGTGGCGGCCCTGCTTAACATTGACCAGTAAAGCCAGCCTGGCTTCCATAGAAGATCGCCGCAAGCCGCTGGAATAATGGCGCACTTCAGAGCCTGAAAGAAATGGTGTAGAGTTGTAGGCTGACTCGGCATTCGCAAATTTGGCTCTGAGGTTTTAAATGTCTATTGATATTAAATTGACAGCTGTCTTTATAGGCTCCAAGGCACTCGGGCTTTCTGTGTTTAAGTCTATTTACAGCGTATCGCAATCAATGCGCTGGATAATTATACATCCAGATGACTCAAATGATCCGAGGTCTGCACTGACTGAGTTTCAGAATTTTGCTCGGTTGTGCGATATCGATCTTTTGGTAGCTGCATCTCCTGCAGCCGCAAAACAAATGGTCATTGATTTTGCGCCTGACATTGGATTCGTATGTGGGTGGTATTGGCTTATTGATAGCGAAACTATTGGACTTGTTCCGAATGGGTTGTGGGGGGTGCACAACTCGATATTGCCAAAATATCGAGGTGGTGCGCCGCTGGTTTGGTCAATCTTGAATGGAGACAAGTACGCTGGAAGTAGTGTCTTCAAAATATCTGAAGGAATGGACGATGGGGATGTTTTGCATCAGGTCAAGGTTGAGGTACTTGCTGAAGATAATGTGGGCTCCGTGCTCAAAAAGATAGAGGGCAGACTGATCGAGGAGCTTCCTGATAAGTGGGTAAAGCTGATCTCTTGCGAGGCCAGGATTTTCAGTCAGGACGATAGCGAGGCCACCTATTGCGGCCAGCGCACTGAGGTTGACGGGCTAGTTGATTGGAGTCTGAATGCTGTTGATGTTCACAATTTCATCCGTGCGCAATCGCCGCCATACCCATGCGCATATTCACATATCAACAATAAAAAAATAAGGTTTGTTGATTCTCAGGTGTTTGACGGTATTTATTTTGGGACGCCAGGGCAGGTTCTTTCTAGGCGACCCGACGCGGTAGTTATTTCCTGTGGCGGACATACAGCTATTGAAGTCTGTAAGTTGCTTGTGGATGATGTAGAGGTTAAATCCTCAAAGGTTTTATTGTCTGTTACAGACAGGCTGTCATAAATATAATAACTCTGACATCATCTCTCGCCAACCATAAACCCCGCAGTCAGTCGGCTATGGCTTTCTGCGGTAAAAATAAGCACCATTAATATTAATTCAGCGCGCAAAGCGTTGCTTTACTATTCAATTAAATGAAAGTCGATGCTGATACCTCCCTACCCCATTTTTTTGCATAGGCATATCAAATGTTTGATCTGAATCTTTACCAAGATAAAGTTGAGAAGGCTCCATGGCTTCTTATAATGCAAAGCAAAAATGCCTACGATTTTAAAGTCTGCTACTCCGTACCAATTTCCGCAAAAGCCGGAGACATAATTTATGCATCGTTCCGTGGAGAAGTTACATCTGAGCAGCCGTACAATGTACAAATAGGTAGCTTTGTAACATTGGGCGTGTCAGCAACTGATACATCTCTGAGCAAAAGCATCCTTCCGCCTGCTGGTGGAAATGTAACCCCGGCAGAGCACCATAAAGTCTTTGCTGGTGGCTCAGCGTGGCCTTTCACTTCGGATTTTGACGGGTTTGTTAACGTTGTGCTTTATGCAAACAGTTCAGCCGCAGGCCCTGGACAAACCATTGAGGTCATGCAGGGTTATGGGAAGCTGGACGTTATGCATTTCGTCAAAGCGAACTTGCTACCTCCGTCTCCCCCTGAAGGCAGCATCACTTTAACTGCCGAGCAGCGCCAACAGATCATCTCAGCCTTGCTGGAAGGCGCCCAAGAGAGACTTACAGCGGCAGCACTGCTCCAGTGATCGATATCCAATCCAAACAGGTCGTCTGACATGCCCATCACCGCGCAGCAGTTGCTGCAGATCCTCCCGAACGCCGGCAAGCAAGCCGGCGTTTTTGCGTCTGCGCTGAATTTGGCGATGGATCGCTTCCAGATCAACACTCGGCTGCGCATGGCGGCGTTCATTGCCCAGGTGGGGCATGAGTCGGGCCAGTTCCGGTACGTCCGGGAGCTCGGCGGTGACCAGTACCTGAGCAAGTACGATACCGGGACATTGGCCAAGCGATTGGGCAACACGCCCGAGGCGGACGGTGACGGCCAGAAGTACTGCGGCCGTGGCCTGATCCAGATCACCGGGCACGACAACTACTTCGCGTGCAGCAAGGCGCTGTTCGGTGACGATCGGTTGTTGCGTACTCCTGAACTGCTAGAGCAGGCCGAGTGGGCGTGCAAGTCCGCTGCGTGGTTCTGGAACTCGCGCAACCTGAATGCGTTGGCCGACTCAGGATCGTTCGAGATGATCACCCGGCGCATCAATGGTGGTTTGAACGGTTATGCCGAGCGTCTGGCCTTCTATAACGCAGCGCTGAAGGTTCTGGCATGACTTCCATCTGGCTGCGATTTCTTCCTTATATAGCTGCGGTGCTGCTGGTGGCTGGCGCTCTGTTCGGCGCCTATCATCACGGCGTGAGCGTAACCGATGCCAAGTGGTTGTCGGCCTGGCACCAGCGCGATGCTGACGACAAGTCCGCTGCACTCGAGAACGAAACCCGCGAGCGCGCCAAAGAACAAGCCCGTCAACTCTCCATCAACAAGGCGATCCAAGATGGTCAACGCACGATCGATCAAGCCACGGCTGATGCTGCCACTGCTCGCGCTTCTGCTGACAGCGTGCGCGGGGCAGCCGACGCCCTTGCCGCTCGACTCGCAGCCAGTGAAGCCAGCGGCAATTCCTGTACTGCCGCCGCAAGCAAGGCAGCTACCCGCGCCGCCCTGGTGCTCGCCGACGTGCTCAAGCGCGCTGACCAGCGAGCGGGCGACTTGGCTGAAGTTGCTGACCAAGCCCGATCCCGGGGCTTAACCTGCGAGCAGGCCTTCGACAGTCTTTCAAAATAGGGATTGTGTTCGGTAGGCAGAACGCCTGAGATGGATGTTGCTGAAAAGCTGCTGAAGCTGGCGCGAATCGACATCAATCCACAACAACCCTCAGCAACATTCCAAGGTCCAGATGCAGCGAAACCCGCACTGGGCGGGCTTCGAAGGTGTCTCAATTGGTGGAGCCGGGGGGATTTGAACCCGCAGCCGATGCCTGTATTTGCTGGGCGAAACGGCAAATGCTGCTGAAAAGCTGCTGAAACTACAGTTTGCCGAGCATATTTAGCGCGCTCATGAATCCTTTGGCCATTGCGGCCTTTTCGCGATCCTGAACATCACGGTGCTGGCCCGGTAACAGTTCGGACTTCAGCAGTAGCGCCGCCTCTTCGTCATGGGTGAACAGCATCAGGCTCGAGTGCTTCCCGCGAACAAGGACTTCGGCGGTGATATGGACGATCCACATGCTCATGTCGAGTTTCGGTACATTGTCGGCGTCCGGGTTGTAGTGTGCTGCCATAGGCCGGTGGACAGCCAGTCGAACCGATCGCTGTTCTCGCAGGTACTGCCACGCCCACGGCTGAAGCTCAATCACCGTGATTGGCTCCATGTCGTGCGTGTATAGAACTGCTCTCATGCTGACTCCTCCTTAGGGAGTTGAACCGGCGCCCCGAACATCTCGACGGCCTTATTGCCTGAGGTGTCGTTCTCGGTTGGAATCCATCGGCCATACACCTTGGCGATCATCAGCCATGAAGCGTGGCCCATCTGTTTTGCGACCCACATTGGGTGCTCACCGGCCGACAGCATCATCGATGCGTACGTGTGCCGGGTCTGGTACGGGTTCCGATACCGAACCTTTGCCTTCCTGAGCGTCGGTATCCAGAAGCTTTTGCGAATGGCCTGATCGCCGTCGAACGGCTTGGCGTATCGCGGGTCATGGAAAATTACGCCACCTTCTATATAGGTGTGCACCTTCTGAGCCGTCAGCGCCTCCAGCGCCATTGGCAAAAGCTTCACGCTACGAATCCCCGCCGCCGTCTTCGGCAACTCTGCTTCCTTGGCCGCTCTGGTCAGTCCTCGCGATATCCGTATCTCCCCCCGCAACCAATCCACATCCCCCCATTCTACTGCGATGAGTTCGCTGGTCCGCAGCCCGGTCCACATGGCGAACTGCAACAGGTTCCGGTATTGCCCGTCGGTGCCGGCCAGAATCAGCCGCTGCTCCTCAGGCGAAAACGGATCGATCTCGTCCTCGGTCTTCGGCTTCTCCCTGACCGAGTACGTCCATCCCGCCATCGGGTTGATCTCGATCAGCTCGTCATGCACCGCATCGTTCAGAGCTGATCTCAGGCAGCTCTGCACGTTCGACAGGCGCTTGTTCGAAGCATCCATGCTCGCCATCGCCTCCTTGATCATCTTGCGACTGAGTAGCACCAGGGGATGGTCGCCAAGCTTCGGCACCAGAACCCCGTCGATGATTTTCCGATAGCCGTCGATTGTGCTGGCCTTCAGCCCCTTCTCTTTCTTCTCCAGCCAGCTTGCGAGGTATTTCGATAGCGGGACTTGCCCGGTCTGATATCCAAGCCGATTGGCTCGCTTGGACTTGGGGAAGGTGGCCAGATAGTCGAACGTGCCGTTGTAGATCGCCAGTTCGATAGCGGCCTTGTGCTGCTCGGCGCGCTTCAGATTAGCGGGGGTGGGCTCAATTGGGAGGCGCTCGCGGCATTGGGCACCCTCGAACATGAAGCTGATCTCAATGCTACTCTTGGACGCCGCCCTGACGCCGCTGCGCTTTCCACCCATTCCGCATACCCATCCACACTTATAAGAGGTTTATTGTCCGGCGCATGCCTCCACACCAGCCCCTTGGGCCATGTGCCGTCAGCGATCTTTGCTCGAATCGCGGCCTCAGTGTAGCCACTTTCGGTGGCGAACTGGCTGATCGTCTTGTATTTGACCATCTCAACCCTCCTTGCTCATGGCCTGAAAGCCAGTGGCATCAATTACGGCTATCCAGTCATCACCGTAGATCCAGCGCATGCCAGAGTCGGCGTCCTGCTCGATGAATCGGAAGCGCTCAGCGTCTCTGCGCAGATCTACCAGCTCATCGTTCATCTCGCGAATCACGCTGCCGGGCGTGCCGGTGCGCTCAACTTCGGCGCAGGCTTCAATTACGTCATCGCTGCAATCAATGGCGATTGCTTCCCGCAGATCTTCGCGCAAGGAAGAAATCAGGTTCTTCTGCTGGGTGATGATGGCTAGATCTCTACCGGCCCTGCCGCTCTCTACCGATCGCAGCATTTCAAAGTAGGCCTGCACCTTCGTGCGCATCTGGGTGAATACGGCCTCGGCGCCCATCTTTCTGACTTGCAGCTCGATAGCGTCGAATTGGTCGCGCAGCCATTGCGGAATTGCGTGGCCTGTTGTTGGCTGCGAGTCAGCTTCTGGCTTGCTCATAGTGCGTCCTCTGGGTGTTCCAGCAGCGCTTGATTGTCAGCTTTGAGCAGGGCGCATTCCTTGCGCAGCGCCTCGTTCTCAGCGATCAACACCCTTGCCATGCCGACATCATTCCCAAATAGGCGCTTTACCTCGTCCGTGAAGGCAGTCAGCGCCTTATGCTCTTCGCCGCCATTCGTCATGGTCATGGCCATCGGGGCGGCATCGGCCAATCGCTTTAGGTTGCTGTAGTTGGTCATGGCTTCACCTCAGGCTCTGGTGGGTATGGCATCCAGTGCGACGGCGCTTCAGCGCCATCCATGCGGCAAACACCCCAGTGCCCAAAGCCGAACGCGTCGATGCAGAACTGGGCCTCATCGCCACCCTCAAACTCATCGCGCTCTTTATCGGTCATGAAGGAATCGGCATCGGTCAGGCGGCCAGCGATCACGCCATCGCGCTCATGGAAGAACAGGACGTCGACGTGCTTGGGGCAGGTATCTATCGGCTGCCAATGGCTAGCCGCCCCATCCCTGAACCCGTCAGCCTCTGCGGTGCCCATGTCGACGGCGGTGAAGCCAGTCTTGCGCGCTGCCTGAAACGACTCCCAGCAGTTCTGGACGGTGAAGCCTTTGTATTCACCTTCGGTCACACCATGAAGCGGACAGAATCGCTCTGTAGATAGATATCGGTTTGGGGAGAGACTCTTAACCCATACCTCGAATTCTTCGCGCATTTGTTCGCTCATGGTTTCGCTCATGGTTTCGCACTCCATTGGTTTGCAGGAAGGCCTGTAGCAATTCGCAAGTTCGAATAGGCTCGCTGCGACTTCACGAAACAGCTTTTGCAGCGCTGGACAACAGCCGGATTTGTAAGCGTATCCCTGCTTTTCTCAATCTCTTCGCCGCATTCGCAGCGACAGATCCAGCGCGGGCCGCGACCTTTCTCGCCTTCAACTCTTCGAATAAGTGTGACTTTGCCAACCTGCAAGCCGGAGTAGAGTTTGTGTTTCATACCTTTCTCCACGCTGCAGCCGACACCCGAGCCCAGCGCTCTTGGGTGACGATGATGAAATTGCGAATACCGGTGAACACTCTTTGAAGTTCGCCATCGAACTCGATAAACGTCCCCGACTTATGGATTTCCGGTACGCGGTCGATGGTGTCGAGCAGCTTGCCCGGCCGACCGTCTGCGTTCTGTTCGTGCACATCAAACGTTGCCATGGCGTTCCACCTCGATGCGTTTCTGGATGCCTGCCCGATAGCCTTCTGGCCTGAGCGCGGCAGTTTGTTCAATGTTGGCGATGACGCGATCTACGCCGCCGAATCGCTGATCTACTTGGCGCCCGGCCTCGATCAACTGATCAGCCAGGTTCCAGCCTTCTCTTTCTTCAATGCGAGACATAGGGATGCTCCGGCCGCGCGGGGCGGCAAGCAGGGGAGTAGTCAGAATTGGTTGTGGCGCAGGATGTGCTAGAGAGGGGCGAAGATCATGCCGTCACCTCTGAGGCTTCTGGAATATCTTCAAACTTGTAAGTCTTGATGACGCGCTCTTCGACGCCGGAGACCTTGATGAACTTGGCCTCGTCAACCCAAGGGTAGGCGTCTGGCTCCCCGTGCTTTCCGCCGCCGCTCATCTCACAAAAGGCAAGAGCTCGGCCATCGGGCAAGATAAAGGCCTTCACGTCGACCTCGTAGTTGCGCTCCCAGCTGTAGTGACACCAAGAAGGGATGCCGCGAACGTCTTCAGCCTCATAACGTACCTCGTTAATGGCGTCGTCATGCTCGTTCTCGTCGAACAGGGTGTCGAGTAGTTCGCCCGGCGCAGCAGACAGAAAAGCATTGTCGATATTGCTGTCCTGCCCATCATCATCGGTGAACGTGTAGGCGTAGCCGAACTCAAGCCCCTTGCGCATGACGAGCAGCTTCGCCAGCTGGCTTGCAGTGAGTGCGTTCAGTGAGTGGTGGATATTTGCATCGAGCATAGGAATTCCTCGCCCGCAGTCACCGGCAGGCTTGAGTTGTCAATTAGGGGTTTACAACTGAGGCTGTGCGCGGCGCTGGAAGTCAGTGCATCGGACGATAACGGTCTGGCCGTCCCGGGCGAGCGCCGGCATGGTGCTGAAGGGGAGGTGGCTGCAATTGCGGTGGGCGTGGACGCAGGTGCGACACATGCCGCCTTTCGGTTGATGCGTCATCTCGGCACCTTGCGGCAGTACACGCAGTAGAACCAGGTGAGGGCGATCATTCGCTTGCTCCCGATTCTTTGTGCGGGCACATATGGCACTGGCCGCCGAGACCGCAAGTGCCGCCGTCAGACAAGCACTTTTCGGTTGCTCCCGATTCGGTGGGCTTGAGTAAAACCTTCAATTCATCCCTTGCCGCAAAACGGTCAACGTAGCCGTCATTTACTTCCGAGAACAGCGCGCGATGGATCAGGCTTTCGAGGGCCGCATTCCGCTGCTCGGTGGCTGCAAGGCGCTGCTTCATTGCGTGGAAGTTCGGCGCGCCTACTTCGCCTGCAACCCTTGCGGCATCTTTGAGCTTGGCCAGCTCTTCCCGCAGCGAAGCCAGCTCGGATTGGAATTCATCGTTTGCATTCCGTACTACATGCTCGCGAGCCTCAAGACGACAGACATCCAGTCGGGCGGCACGCAGGTTCGGATACGAGCAGCCCGCCGCATCGGCAATTTCATCTGCCGGATGCCCCGCTGCATTCATCGTGAAAATCAGCCCGATCGAGTCAGGCGACAGTTTGGCTGTCATGGCTCATTCCTCTGTGCGTGTTCCCGCTGCCGGGCTTTGGAGCATTTGTCGTTTCGGCACTGGCTCCGAGGATTCCCGCAGTACTCGCATCGGAATCCAAGTTCCAAATAGCCAGCCTTGAGCTTTCCTTTGGATGACATAGGGCCTCCCGGAAGGGTGAGGGTGATTGGGGGTGGGTAGTGCGAGGGTGTTTCGTTAGACTGGGCAGCTTGGCATCGGCATCCAGTGGGTTGGTGTCCATACAGCCTCGCGCCCGCTCGTTTCCTGCCAGTGCGGGTCAATCCTCTTTGCGTAAGCGTTGGTTCCGAATTCAAGCTCGCCGACGTATCGAGAATTGCCGGCTATGACGCGAACCCGCTGCGCGTATTTCGGCGCGCCCAGATCGATCTCGGGCAGTTTTTCGCTACAAGCGATCCAGTCATTCATTTAGCCTCCGCGCACCAGATGGCCTCGCCGGCTGGCGTGATTCGTTAAAGTGGGTTATTCATCGTGACAGATGCGCAGGGCTTCGCGGTTGTAGGCGAGCTGCAATTTTGTGCGCAACGATTCAGAGATGGTTATTTCGTGTCGCGGGGCGGTAAGCAGTGGCGCGGACTTTTGAGGCCCTAATGCATGAAGATGGTGAATCATCAGCGTGATGGCCTCGCCCTGTTCCTCGATGCCGTTCCAGGCCATCAATTCAGCGAGTGCTTGGCGTGTGCCGGCCATGCAGTGCAGCCTGATCTCTTCCTCGCCCCGAGCCTTGCGCTTGAGTGCCGTCTTGGCTGAGCGCGCTTTCTGTTCCGCTGCCATGATCCACCTCTTCAATTCCGTGGGCTGGCAGATCCAGCCATGTTTGCCGTCGGCGTTCGCGCGCCTGATTGCTGATGCGCCTCATGCCGCGACCTTCTGCTGATTCCAGCAGCCGACCGCTTCGAATATTCGGGCCGCATGGGCCTCGTCGAGCGATACGGATTCCGGTATGGCAATCCAGCCCGAAGCCACCATCTGAGCCGGGTTGGCAGAGCCACGCAGTTCCTTGTAGCAATGCTCGATTACGTCCGCGAGGTGGTCGGACAGGTAGACGCCATCCGGCGCTACTTCGACCGATTTGGTGTAGCGGTCGCCGCGCGCATCCAGGCACATGACGCTCAGGTACAGGGTCCAGCGGTGAGGAATGCCGCAGACAGCCTGACCAATCTCTCCTGGCGCGATGTTCTTGAACGACTTGTAGTTGATCATCCCCTGCCGGCCGCTGGGGTCGATGTTCACCACGGCGACGTGGTTGGCACTGAGCAGCGCCCGGCATGACCGTTCGATGCGATTCTTGAGACTGTGAGGCTTGCGAACCTTGCTCATGCGGCCCCCGGCGTTCTGACAGGAAAGTCGATCTCATGCTCGGCGATCAGTCGCAGCAGAACCTTCGGGTTGATATCGAGCTGTCTGGCGCAGGCAGCTCGGGTGCAGCCGATATCCCGGATGGCCTTGATGCGCTCGACCAGCACAAGGTCTTTTGAATGGTCGGCCTGACTGCGGAACTTCAGTCCGTTCTGCCCAGCCACGCGCTTCAGCGTTGTACGACCGATATGCAGTCGTGCGCACATTTGGTCCTGCGTTAGGCCCTCAATAATCAGGGCGCGGATCTGCGGGACCAGTGCTAGATCCTCTTGGCGAGCCGCTAGCGATACCCGGCAGGCGAACTTGACGCCGTACTGCGCTGCGATGTGATTGGCGCGCCGAGTGCTGATGTGCAGATCCTTGGCCGCTGCCACAACACCCCTGTCGTGGTAGGCCTTCAGCTTCTCGGCAATCGCTGCCTCTTCGGCCTCTCCCTTGGCTGACTTTTTGATCTTCACCGACAGATCGCGCTTGGGTTGCGCGACATTGGGCGATCCTGAGAAGACCTCGCTATTGAACGGGATCGGACTGAAGAGGCTTCGACCAATGCCGATGACCTCAATAGTCCCTCCCTTATTCAAGAAGGCCTCCATTTTCAGGGCCAGTGCATGGCGGTCAGGATCGAGTGCCTTGACCATGTTCAGATCGTTGCTGATGTAGGCGTTCATGCTGTCTTCCTCTCGGGGTCCAACTCAGCCTTGCGTTTGTCCTTGGCGAAAACGACCTGTTGAACCAGATCATCAAAGCCGAGCGCGATCACCTTGGCGGCGTTGAACGCCGAGTGCAGGGATGGCATGTCCTCCGCTGCCGCGATGTCAGCTAGCGCGTCTACTAGCAGTTCTTTTGCCCGGTCTTCTGGGCTGACCCCGGAGTTGAGCCAAGCCAGTAGACGCTTGCCAGTTTCCTCGCTGATCAACTCTGGCTGGTCGAACAGCTTCGTCCGATCCTTGCTGGCCATCGCGGTGTGCCCGTCATGAGTCAGGTCGAGTACTACGGTGAATTCATAATCAGTCCCGTCGCGCTGCTCGGACTTCATTCCGAGTTTGAGGATCTTTTTGCCCTCACCCTGGACGGTTTCGGTCTTGCTACGCATGGTGCATATGATGTGCAGCGAGCTGGTCAGGATCTTGTCTGTCAGTTTCCGATGGCGCGGGGTGGTTTCGTTCCATGCCGCCCAAGTGTTGCCACGGAATTTCTGGTGGGCGACAGCTTCGTTTGACTCAAGGCAGCCACCTGAACCTGTCCACTCATGCGAGTAGCTGTCGATGATCAGCGTGTCGTATCCAGCCTGCTCAGCTGCTTCGATCGCTTCGATGTATCGCTCTGGCGAATAAGGGGCGTGCAACTCCATCGTGTCAAAGTCAGCGATATCGGCATACAGGGACGCACTACCATGTTCGGTATCGATGACTGCGATTCGCCCGCCAAGGCCAGTCGCGAGCAGCAGTGCGGAGTAGGTTTTCCCAGACCCTGATGGGCCAGCAAGTGCCAGCCGTAGCTTGGCCTGCTTGCGTTCGGCTTTCTTGAACATTGCGAGTTACCTCAGATTGGTTGGTTATCCCACTGCCGCTGTATGCGGCGGGCTTCGTCTTCGTATTCCTTGCGTTGGTCGCCAGTGAATCGCTCAGGCGAGAACGCACCGACCTGCATCCAGTCGAGCTGGGCGGCCATTCGTGGCGTGTTCATGCGGCACCTCAGAAGTTGATCGTTACGTTTGGAACTTCGCCCCGAGCAATCTTGAGGACGATGGCTTTCGCCAGTTCTTCGGTGATATTCATACTGATGAGGGCTTCTTTGGCTGCGCGCATTACCACGCCTTTATGCGCCATGTCGGCCTCGCGCTCTTTTTGCTGACGGGTGATCTCGTCTGCTGCGGCCTGCTGTCGCGCGATTTCATCCAGCCGGGCCTGCTCGACTGCGGCCTTCTGGCTTTCGATGGCGCCCAGCCGGTCAGCCTCGGCCTTTTGTTCTGCTTCGAGCTGCTCACGCTTTGCCTGCTCGGCCCTGCGCTCGGACTCGGCAGCGGCCAGCTTCAGATCAGCTTCACGCTTTTCTGCCGCGGCTTTCTCGTCGCGAGCTTTTTCCTCGGCTTCCCTTGTGGCGCGTTCAGATGCTTCGCGAGCGATACGGTCCTCGTTATCCTTCTTTTCGCGGGCTTCCTTTTCTTCACGAAGTCGCACCAACTCTGCCTGCTCGGCTTCGTACTGCTGGCGGTTGGTCAGGGCCGTGTAAAGGGTTGTCAGCGCTTTCTCTTTTGCCAACGCTGCATCCACTTGGAACTCGGCCCACTTGTCTGCGATGACAACTGCTTCAACCCTTGCAATGCGTTCCTCAAGGTCGGCAACGGTGACGCCATCCGTGTGCATGGCGTGATCACTGATCTTCTCGATATCAGCCTTGATTGCGTCAATCCGGCGGTCTTCGGCTGCCTGCCAGTCATCCAGCGGCTTGCGGACTTCCTTCTGCCAAGCTTCCAGGGTGTCCCATACGCGCTTACGTTCAGCGTCGATGCGCTTTGGCACCTCTTTCTGTTGCGCGGACAGCTCCTTGCCTACGGCTTCCAGCGCAGTCTTTGACTTGGCGATCTTGTGCGCCATCGAGGCGTAGCGATCACGGCCTTTCTGGGTGGTCAGTTCTGGAAGGACTTTGTTGAAATCGTCTACCTCGGCGCGAATCTTTTGCAGCCAAGGTTCGAGGCCCTTCTCTGTGGTGAATACGGTCAGCGCTGTTTCCTTCGGCGGAACAACGGCCAGTTCAGTTTGCGTGGACATGACGATTCCTTCCGCCATGCAGGCGGCGTATGAGTTCTAGTTATTGGGTGAGCTGACCGACGTAGGCGCTGGCCAGCATTACGAAGGTAGTGCCGAGGAGGACGATGGCTGAGCCGCGGAGCATGTAGATACGCTTGGCGCGCTGATAGCTGGTCACGGCATCACCTCAGAATGGAAAGCAGTTGTGCTTGAATGAGCAGGAAGCCGAACCGCAATCAGTGCATGGCTCGCCGGTCTGCGGCACATGCTTGTCGGGCTCATGCGACATACTCATCCAGTCCGGTTTTTCGAAAGAGACTTCTGTCAGCTCCCAATACGGACGGAAAAGAACATTTCCGAATTCATCACTTTCGCCTTGGTCATAGCAGGCGCAGTAAACGTATTCGCCGGGGCCGCTGCTGAACTCATGCTCGCCCTTGAGTTCTTCCTCGATCTCAGCCAGAGCATCGATGGTGGCCTCGCCATTCACCGCGCAGATGAAGGGCTCGTCGTCATCGCCTGCATTCCAAACCTTGACGACCAAATCCTTTCTAGACCTGAACAATTCGCTCATCGCACCACCGCCACAGGAAAGCTGATCTGCCTCGGAGAGCCGTTCTCTTGGAACAGCATGTACTGGAGCATGACGACCGTCAGGCCGCAGGCGAGAATCCAGAAGAGTGGTTTCATCTCATTTCCCCCTGTACTGAACCGGAACGAAGGTGTACTGCTCGCGGCCGTGTTTATGGACAGACCAGAACTCCATGTCGATTCGGTTCATCAGCTCCTGGAAGGTGTAGATTCGGGTTCCGAGTTGGAATTTCATGGCTGACCTCCAAAGATCAACTCGTCAACGATGATATGAGAGGCGCGCCAGCCTTCACGCTTAGCGCGGCGCCAGTGGGCGTAAGAGTGGTTGTTCTTGCCATGAGACATATCGAGAAATCGCTTGATAGCTACTGAGCGAGTTCCGCAGGCCGTGTAAAGAAGAATCCCGGCCTGGTCGTGACAGATCGCCCACCCATTACCTTGTTGGGCGATCACGGCAACCTCACAACCAGCATGCCGCGCCGGGTCTGAACCTTGATGCGCTGAGGCAGATCAGCGACCAGAAAAAAGCCCTGACGATTCAGGGCTTCGGTCATTGCTTTGGCGTTTCTCACGATGATGGTCATGCTGTTCTCCCTTGCCGATGCTCAAAGGTTCGACGCAAGCGCTCGGTGTAGTAGGCTTCATCCTCGGCGCTGATGATGCTCAGCGTGCGGAAGATGAGTAGTGCGGTACTGGCTGATGCCTTAACCGCGACCGCGCTGCACTGCGGATCAATCATGCTTTGGACGTAACCTTCGAGCATGCCGGTAGCGAGGTCGTGATTGCTCGTGTTCATGCTTCGCCTCCTGCCGGCGGACAGATCATTTCCATCTGCGCCATGGCGAGGCCGATGCGGCGCTGGAGGCTTTTGCGTTCTTCCAGCAGCCGTGCCGCTCGATCAGCGAGCATCTGGGTGCGCTTGAGTGCTTCGGCCTCGTAGTCGTGGAACTCTTCGGGCTTCGCCTTCTTCTCGCGGCCCCAAGCGTCGTAGCGCCTGTCCCAGTCACGGGCCTGCGCACTGTCTGCATAGCTGGTTGACATGGTCGCCTCCAGAGTGGCGGGGATTAGGCGGCGACTGATTTGGTCATCAGTTCGGCGTAAGCCTTAAGGGCTTCTTCGCGGGTGTCGCCGTAGGCGTAGTTGTCAGAGGACTGAAGGTCTTGGAAGCCTTCGCCGGCCACGCACCATGCGCCGCCGTCTTTCATCACTCGGATTGCCCACCAAGGCTTTTGGAAGCCGTCGGTGTTGCAGCTATTGCACGCCCAGGTGCCGCCATATACGAAGCCGGTGGACTTGCACTGGCCGTGCGGGAACGGATGAATGAAGTAGATCTTGCCATCACGGATCATTTCGTCGGCCTTGTACCAGCCCTGCATACGCTCGGACTTATATGCGCCGTCGATTGCATCGGCCAGTGCAATACCCTGAACGCGAGAGTTGAACCCGCCGCCAAAGTGGCCGTCGAGACTGCTCGGTTTGAATATTTCGTAAGCGTATTTGATCTTGCTGATGTGCTTGCTCATGCGATGTAGCCTCCGGGCATAGTCGTTACGACCTTCCTCGGTGCGTCATGCATCCGACCTTTGGCGCAGTCGTGGACGTCGGGGCGGGGCTTGCGGGGTGAGGGGGTTGTGCGTTTCATTTGGCATGCTCCGTGAGCTCTTCAACGGCCGCGATGCCGGCGTCTGTGATCGCAAATCGAGAGCCGCCACACCAACGAACCATGCCGACATATGTGAGGGATTTCAGGATTCGCCGAGGCACGTCGTACTCTTGGCCGTCTTCGCAGGTTTCGTTAAAGCGCATGAGCGAGTTGGCTTGCTGCTCACTCAGGCTGATCTGTAAGCCCAGAACCACCTTTTCTTCGTCTTCATCTTTG